AACGTCATTCGTGACCAGAACCCTCGTGTGACCCTGAATCTAGACCTCGGAATTCCCAATTTTACTGTGTTTTCCATGACCTTGCCGCTGGTGGAGAATCAGCCCCAAGCCATGAGTGAACTTTTGGCTGAGGCGATCCACGTCCTCTGCGACGAGGTTGCGAACTTCATGCTCGTGATGGACTATCAGCAGGAAGTGATCGTTCAAATCTACAGCACCGTGCTCAATTGCTACAAGGGGATGAGCAGGGAGACGGACACCGACAAGACCACGGGGGAGTTGACCGAGGACGATTTCATCAAGACATATCACGGCACATTCAACCTGCCGCAATCATTCGTAAACGAAACACAGAATCATGTGGTCACCGCAGGCAAGACGATTAAGCGTCCACCGAAGTACCGCAAGATTGATCTCTCGGTGGAGAAGCCCTGCAAGCCTACTACAAGTGACGTGGCTCGGGTCATCCGCCAATACAGAGGTCGCTCACTCAAAACACAGCCTAAGCCGCTGTTCGTTGTGGTGTACGATCAATTGGGTAAGCCATCGGGCACGCTCCCGCTCGGCCCACAGTTCAAGAACAAGCTGCTCAACTTGGTCAAGAAGCAGGGCTCTGCGGAATTTACTAACGCAGTCACGCTGGATAATGAACACGAAATGCGCTATCTTGCGGTGGACGGCATTCCCGGAACGATCACAATCGACGGTCGTATCTACAGACCATCAGCGACGGCGGGGCTCGATACGGCTTTGTATTCGGGTGACGCTGGCGACTGGCTGGTAAAGCTCATGGACGGACGGATCGTCGGACCATTCCCCGGGCGTCCGAATATCGCCTCGTTGCGCTATTTGAATTACCCCATCCCGAAGAATCGTTACCGTTGGCACCTTCTAAGCGAGGGGGATATTCCTGATCCTGAACCCGAAGAGCCCGAGGAAAGCGACGAAAACGGCGTATTAGAACCTGAGGGTGGTCAGGACGAGAACGCGGGGAAAATCACTCTTTAGCCATGTATACAGTCTATAAAATCACGAATGCCGTGACGAATCGATACTACATCGGTGTTCATCGCACCAGTAACCCCCATGATGCCTACCTCGGTTCGGGAACGTTGATTCGTAGAGCGGTAGCGAAATACGGGGTGAGTAATTTTCAAAAAGAAATCCTTTTCACCTTCGAAGATGCGGAATCCGCCTTCCATAAAGAAGAAGAGGTCGTCCAGCAGCATAGGGACAACCCGCTATGTTACAATTTGCGAAAAGGCGGTAAGGGTGGGTTCGATTGGATTAACCAAAAGGGGCTTAACAGGGACAAGTCCGATGAGGCTAAACGCAATATGTCCGCATCAGCCAAACGGCGTGTTCAAACCCCAGAAGGACGTAGCAATTTACAGAAAAACGGATTCCTAGCTCTTAAGCAAGGAGCGTTTATTCCGGGGCGTCCATCTGACGCAGCCAGAGAGAAAATTCGACTGTGGGCGGTTGATAGAAAAGCTTCGTTAAATACAAGAAGGAAGATGTCCGAGGCTCATAAACACCGAACCCCCGAGTTCAACTCTTGGTGTGTCCGTAAACGGTGGGCCGCAGTAAAGGGATTACTATTTTTTGAACCGAAACCCGCAGTGTACGGGCTGGAAGTAAGATGAAAATTTGCAAAATCTTGCAACTTGATTACAGTATTAAACCATAGGGGGTTTCATGCCAACTAAAGTACAGAACACAGTCGCCTACATCGATCCGATTACGTCGAGTCTCTCCGCAACATACGCCTCTCACCCCGCCACAGGCAATATGCTGGTCGCTTTCGCAGTCGCGGTAGGCAATAGTGGAGCTACCCCTACCGCTACGATATCGGACAACATCGGCAATACCTACACGAAGGTGGGCTCAGTCCAGCTTCCCACTACTTCGGGTGAAAGCACTTACTCTATCACGATGTGGTACGTGGCAAGTGCGACCACAGGAAATACAATCGTGACCGCTGCGGCGAGTACAGGAGCGAATGGCATCGAGTTTTTGGGGTTGTATGAATTTAGTGGTGTTAGCTCCGCAACCCTCGACAAGTATGCCGTGGGAACTGGAACGAATGCGGGAAACGCCCTTACTACGAAAGTAATGGAAACGAATTCGGGGGAACTCATAGTAGTCGCACAGCTTGTCGATGGCGGGACTTCGGGCGAAACGGCTGAACCCACATCTAACCCCTCCATGGCTATCGGAAACAATCAGCTTGATTCAGGGCTCTCTAATCTGTACACCGATGCTTGGGGAGTGGATTCGGGGACTCACAATAACCAGTACGGGTTTCACAACAACGCTTCATCGGGAACCTACTGGGGAGTGATCGCGGGGATATTCTCATAAAGCTATGAAATACAGAGAGGATTTCGCGCAGTATAGGCCGAAAGTAAACGTTCGTGTCACGCGGGAAGACACGGGCGAAACCCTGTACGAGGCTCACAACGTAATAGTAAACGTTGTGAAATTCCTATTTGCTCGCCTTATGGCGAACGTATTCCCCAACGACCCGAACCCGCCGTATCAACAGGGTCACGAACCCCTGTACGGCGTGTGGGGACTTGCCCTTGGTGCAGGGTCATCCCAGTGGGCTCCCGAGACGCAGCCCGACCCCGCACCCACCCAGACAGCCCTGATCGCCGAGTTCTTACGTAAGCCATTATCCAAAGTCAACTTCGTTGACCTCAATCAGAATCCTTTATCCGTACTCAGCACCATGGTCGATTTCCAGACCACGATCAATGCTACGACCGACAACATCACGCAGGGTATCCGCGAGATGGGCTTAATCGGCGGCGGCACCTTTGGCACTAATCCGCCGTCTACCGCCACACAGATGCTCACGGCTCCATATTTCAATCCAATTGCCGTTCCTCCGGGCCCAGCGAATTCGGTGGTGCTCATCAATTACTTGACGCTGCCGCCCCTCGTCCTCCCACCCGGTGTTAACGTAATCATCAGTTGGGTGCTGGCGTTCTAAATGCCATTCTTCAAACGATTCACGGCGAAGGTTAACGAAGAGGATAGCGTCGTCTGCACCACGGAAGAGCTTGACGAAGTGCTGGAAGACCGCAAGCGGCGGAAGAAGAAAAAGAAGACCGACGACGACCCGGATACCGACTCCTAATCAGTATTAAACCATGCGGGGATAGCTTAGCGGTAGAGCAGCCGACCCAATCGGTTTACGGTGGTTCGATCCCAACCTCCCCGCTCCATACACCATCCTGATCGAAATGTCAATAGACTCCCAAAAATAATTTCGGAAAAAAGCTAAACATTTTTCTGATTTTCCGGTATAATAGCACCAGAAGTGAGCCTTTCAAATTCAAACTGCAAAAGCTGAGAAGGTGAACGCTGTGACCTTCGAGGAGCTTGCGGGAATCAAATAGTTGTGGTAGAATGGAAGCAGTACAAATATGGGGTGCCGCACCAACGCGGCTAGGAGGTAGGTTATGAGTCGAAAAGAGTTTGATTTTACAGACCGCAAGAAAATCGAGGTTCCGTATTCGCAGTTGAAGCATAATCTGGACACTCGTGCAGAAGGTTCACAGGACCCAGAGTTTGTCACGAAAGAACTCCTGCCCTCATTCAAAGACAAGGATGAGGCTCTCGACGTACTCCTCAAGTTCCCCATCGAAGTCACTGGCGACTACGTGCTCGTTGTCGGTCGTAACTTCGCCCGCGCACTCCAGATTCTTCTCGGCGAAGATGACCCCAAGATTCCCGTCGAGGTCTACAGCGACATCCCGAATTTCGACAGACTGGATGTTGACGACCAACTCAAGGTTCGCACCTACGCCATCTCCAAGGACCACTTGAAGACCCGCCAGCGCGGTCTCAAGGATGAAGATTACCTGTTCAACGTCCAGTATTACGTGGACGAGAACTACACCAAGGAACAGGTCATCGACGCCCTGTCTCCCCTCGGCTTGAAAAAGTGGCGTATCGAGAAGCTCTACGTGAAGGCGAAGGGCATTCGGACGCAGCAACAGTTGGGTGCGGCCCGTCAGGAAGTCAAGGTGCTCACCGATGCGAAGAAGCCCGTGAATTACAACCGCATCGTGGAACGCTACGGGTTGCCCGAAAAGTACGTCAAGGACCTTTCGGACCCGACACGTCGTGGGGCTAAAACTGCGGCTCTCAACGCCTTGAAGAACAAGCAGAAGCTCTCGCCTCGCAGCAAGCAATATGCCGATGGAAACTTCACATGGTATACCCTGTCGGCGCAAGGTACGCTGGCGACTTCGGATTTCGAGAACAAGACGCCATTGTCGGCGAAGACGTTCCGCGAAATCACGCAGCACCACCTTGACGAAGCCAAGGCCTTAGTAACGCTTTGGGAAGGTGCGTTGGAACGTGCCAACACCCAAATCGACCGCCTCGAAAAAGCGAGATCGGCGAAGGCTGGCAGCTAAACGGCGGCGGCTCGCGCTAACTCTTGAGCACGATGGGAGGGGTCTTTGGTTAGGAAACCAGAGCCTCTCCCATTTTCGTATGGGATATGAATGTTCTTGAATTCGAACTGCTCTTTGGTTCCGTCAACAATGTGCCCGGTCTTCGGGTGCTTGAGATACCAGTGGGTCGTGTTATTCGCTTCGGGCACCCGGACTACTTGTGGTTTGTACCCTCGGGTCCTGCCCCACTGATGGTATAGGAATTCGGTTACGGTGTAGCAGTGACCGAACGTCTTGTGCTGACCATCGGACTGCTTCCTGTATTCAGGGGTGAGCAGGGCAGGCGTGAGCGCCTGTTGCGCCTGCCAGATCAGGAAATCCGCGAGCGGCTGACGCATCTCGCCATCGATGATAACCACGTCGCCGACTGTCCAGAGTTTCTTGCCGATGTACGACTTCCGAATCCGGGTCTTGTGTTTGGCGATGTACTTTTCTTCCGTGGTCTTGCCCTTCCACGAAGAGGCGTACTCACCTTCAACCACTTTGTTGAAACCTTTTCGCCATTTGCAGAACGTGTTCTTCGGCGTCGTATCGCCGTACTGTCGAGTAGACTTGCCATCCACCTGATTTATGCCCGTTCCCTTCGGGTGTCCCACGGCCTTGCCCGCTGTCTTGCCGACAAAAGTCCAGCCCGTGTCAAGGTAGCCTCGACCATCGCCGCGACCAACCGTAGGATCGGGCTCGATAAATGTTTCATAGCCGTAAACGGGGAAGCCGTAGATGTCCTGCCACACAACCGAAACTGTTTTCTCCCACATCGACAACACACGCCCGAAAAGCCCCTTCTCGTGATTCGTCAGGCAATAGACCGTGTTGTCCACGATGCCATTCAGCCAGCGGTTCATCCGCTTACGCATCTCTTTGTTGTCAACGCCGAAGAATTTGTCCCGAGCCGCCGTGCACTTCACTCCCCCACCACCCGAAATAATTCCCGCGATCTCGCCGTTGTACCAGATCAGGAAGTGTATTTGCTGCCCTCGGTCGCCAAACTTTAGTCCACGACCAATCCGTTCTTCGGCGGTGAAGCATCGCTGCTCCTCAAGGGAAAACGAGGAAATGTAGTGAGTTGCTCGCACCTTCGTGAAGCGGGGGTCGCCCGCCGAGACGAATTCAAGGTAAAGTGACGGAATTTCCATATTCTCTTAATACCAAATCTGGGGTATTATGTAGGAAGGAGATTTTATGCAGCGACACAGACGGTGTTCAGAGCATAGAAAATTTGCCTCGCAAAAAGAAGCGGATGACGAGTTGGGCAAAGTCGCGTTGTGGGGGATGAGACGCGGGGGCAGTACGTGGCGGCTGCTTAAAGTGTTCTCCTGTGGGGATCACTGGCACATCGGCCGGGATTGGGCGTCGAGATTCATGCTTCCCGAAGAGGAAACGGCGAAGCCCAGCAAAGCCGCCCCCGCCAGCTAGATTCCCGGGTAGCCGTTACGCGGCTTGCCCTCACCTAACCGCACCCGCTCATACTTATCGAACTCACAAAGGCAGTTCTGGAGGTCCTGCATGTGGATTTCCGGCATCCCCACGTTGGCGACTAACGGTTTGATCTGCCGCCGCAGGTCGAGCATCGTGTCCAACCACATCGACTCTTGCCAAACCTGATCCACGGGGTAGTTCATGACACGGTTCAATCCGCGCTTACTGCCCGGACCCGAACACGCCCACTCCATCCAATCCACGCTGTTCACAAGCAACTTGGTGTACTTCGTGTCACACACGACCTGCCCCGCAAGAAAGCTGCCCATGCCGTTATACTTCATCAATTGCTTGTGGAAGTCCGCGAGGCTGTGTGCGGACTCGGTGATGTCGTTGCGCTGGCACCACATCGGATTGAGAACTTCGCTGGCGATGTATCTCGCCTTGGATGAGAACCCCGCTTTCGCGGGTACGATGTAGACGCCCGTAAAAACCTTCTCTTTCGCCTGCTTGCGGCGTTCGAGCACTTCGATGAAATGCATCGGGTCAAACGGGACAGGGTAGCCAAGCTCTTCGAGCGTGTCGGGCCAGTTCACGAGGCGGGCGACCGTCATCGCAAACCATACCTCGGGGCTATCGTAGTGATTATCACGCCAGTGTTCGGCGATCCACTGCGTCACCTTGTCGAGTTCGCGGTAGACGTTGCAGAAACGGTAGGCCCTCAGGATGGGGTCCTCTGTCCAAGGTTTCGGATATCCGGCGTTCTTGGCTTCGTAGATCGCGTGCCGTTCGGTGATCCACGCGAAAAGGGCTTCGACTCTCATCTTTCAATAATACCACAATCTCTTCGCTTTCGACTCTATTACTGAGGGCCTTTTTTCCGATGAACCCGCTTTTCCAGAAAAAGACAAACGACGATCAAGACCCCATCATCCTGCCGCAAGATGATAACGAGCAAGGGGATATGCTTGATCCAGCGACCAAAAGGGTCGCCCCACCACCGCCTGTCGCCCCGGCTGAGGATGAGAAGATCGTCGAGCCTGTTCGTATGGCTTCCCAGAACCCTTTGCTCCAAAAAGACGGTGCAGGCGCACCACTCAGCATGGATCAGGGACAGCAGACCTGCTACAAGTGCAAACAGCCCATCCAGCAGGGGGAGACGATCTCATGGGAAGGCGGTATGGAATCCCACATGTCCTGCCCGCCCGCGCAGGGCAGCGCACAGGAGCAGAGCCGTATCATGTTCCCCAAGGGGCAGCAACCCAAGAAGCCCCAGATGGGTCCAACCCAGCCTCAAACCCCACAGCGGGCTCCTAATAAGCCGCAATACGCATCTGAGAGGGTCGCTACGCGGCGTAAGATCAGCGGTTTCGTACCAGCCACAAGCTGGGGAGTGCCGCAGGAGTATGCCCATCAAGTAGCCCACACCCTCGCCAACGCGGGTATGCGGGACTTTGACGTGGCGACGGATGACGAACAGCACGTAGCGTATTTCTCATTCGGAAACGAGGCCGAGATGGAAGTCAGCGCAGATATCGTCTGCGAATTCTACGGTCCTCAGATCGCCGCCTCCAAGGGTAAGTGGATCGGCTGGCAGTGCCGCCCAGAGCGTCAACCCGGCGTGCCCGAGCCGCAGGCTATGCCCTTTTCCAAGATGAACAGCAAGCGGGCTGGCAGCCAAGGCACCCGTGAGGCTGTCGCCAAGCTGCGGAGCCTCGGTATTAAGACCACGGCGGACCTCGACAAGTGGATCAAGGAGCACCCGAAGACTGAGACCAAGGGACCCTACGCGGGCTCGCGGTCGCTCATGAGCCGTTACGACGCCCTGAACGAGCTTGTAGGCAACGATGCCGCCACGTGGATTCTGCACGATCTGGCGACCGACGCCGCTGTTAGGGGAGGACTCCCCAAGAGAGGCTTTTTCTCCCCCGAGGATGCCAAGCGGTTCCGCGACGACAATCAGGGCAGCAACGTCGCCTTGAATCAAGACGAAGAGGGCAGCCAATTGTGGGAGAAGGTGCCCCAGCCAGACAACGAGTTGCTCAAGCACGCCAAGGCTGATCCGAGCCAATACGAAGGTGGTACAATCGAGGAACAGGTCGCTAACCTGATGGAGAAACGGTCGTTCTCCGAGGACGGCAAAGGTAACGGCTGGGTGATCTACTCCCGCAACACGGAATACGCGGGCGACGGCACGTGGCTCAAGGTGTTCTTCAAGGACGGCAAGGTCGCCAAGACGGACATGTTCGACGAGGAGCCCCAAAACGTGCTGGAAACCCGGCTGGGATTTGACGGCCTCCACTCCTTCACTCAGGCGTTCGGCGACTAATTTCGAATTTCCTAGCCAAAATCCTCTGACTTCGGGTATCATGTAATAGATGGTCGTAAGTCCATACCGAACCTGACCCTTCAATGGGTGGTCTCGGGTGGATAAAAGGCACTGGTACTGATTTTCAGACAGGGGTTCGACTCCCCTCAGGTCCACCATATCCGAAGTAACCTTCGGGCGTGTTTCGGTGAGTGCTCCACCAGTAGGTTTGAGCATTGACCAAACACACCCGACATTATGGGCCTGTCCCGGTTTCGATGAAGACGGTATGGGATGGCAGCCAGCGATCCGAGGGAAGGATGATTCCTCGTTAAACTCCATTCAAAAACATAAACGCTACTGCTCCAAAGGCAATGGCTGCTCACGCTTAATTGCGTAGCACAGACCCCGTGGGTCTGTTCCTCAACACGGCAAGAGAGCCCGCGCAAGCGGGCATTTTTGTTTCTGGTTGACAATTTGAATTTCAAAGGCTAGTATAGGGGCACTTTTATGGCAGACAAAATTCAGGAAGCAATTACCGCAGCCGTAGGCTTCAAAGCACGCGGCATCAAGAAGGCGGCTCTGGACGTTGTTGCCGAGTATGAAGCGAAGAAGAATGCCGCCCCCGGCGACCCAATCCAGCGTGATGAACCCGCTGCCCAAGCTGACCCAGCCGCCCCCGCTCAACCCGTACAGCCAGCCAACCCAGCAGCACCCCCTGTCGCTCCCGTAGAGGAAGTCGAAGAGGAAGAGGTTGAGGAAACCCCTGAAGCCAAGGCCGCTCGCGTGCGCGAAGCTCTTGAGACTGAACTAGGCGACGACGATCTGGTCACGGCGGTCATTGAATTCTTGGAAGCCGAAAAGTTCGATTACGACGACTACAGCGTGGATGTCACGGATAACTCCGATGGCACCTGTACGGTTGCTGGCTACATCATTGCAGCCAACGATGACACCCCCGAGCGTATCGCCCTTGAACAAGTCCGCAGCGATCTAAGCGACCAGCCCGAACTTTTCAATCAGGACTGGCTCCAAAGCCACATCAACGAAGAGCGCCTCCGCAACGACCTGTGGTCGGACGTGGAAGAAGGCATCCGTCAATCTCCAGATTCCTATGGGTGGGAGCCCGGTGGGGGCGAAGAACTCGTCCGCTACAACGCTGAGGGCGAGGAAGAAGACGACGGCGAATACGATTCGGCTGGCGAGCCCATTCAAGAAGAGACCGAACCTTCCGAGGATTGGCTCGAAGAGAAAGTCACCGAACTCCTCCGCTATCCCGTGCAGTACATGCAGGAAATCTATGGGGACGCGGACGGCATCAAGCAGGCAATTGTGATCGCTGGGATCGACATTAACGCAGCGGCAGAAGAAGCAGTTGCAGCCGATGGCTGGCAGCACTTCCTGTCCCGTTATGACGGCAACTCCTACGACCTGCCGAGTGGAGGAGTTTATTGGAAAGAATGAGAGTATTTCTCAAGATACGTAGTAATCTTTTCCAGCAAATTGAGCCGAGTCAAATCCTTTTCAATCCAGCCTAAAACAAAATTACACCGACTACACAAGAGACCGCGAGCGCATCGTCCACACGACCTATCCCCAGAACAACAAGCATGGTCATGGTCGAGATCGAATAGCGGAACTCGCCGCCCCTTCCGTTTCGTTGGAGGTCCACCACAGAGTCCACATCCGCCATCTTGCTCAATTAGTTTTTGTTCATACCACGCCCACGGCAAATGGTGTTTGCGAGAGAATTCATACTTACTACGACATTCCTCACACCGATTTCCGTGTTTAGCAGTTCCGAATAAAGTTTCGGGCATGAAAGCGCCGTGCCCGTGACACCACCGCAACCCATCGGCGAGCTTCTGTTTGTAGATTTCGACGGTGATTCCGTGTTGTTCCAATTGATTGCCGATGATTGTCAGAAGAATTTTGTGATCTACGGACTTCGGAACTCCCCTGTTTGCCTCACTGATTTTTCGTTTGTGCGTTTTTGACATCGGTCCAAATTTCGGCATGATTTACTACCTCTAATACATAATACTGATAGTAAGTAAAAACTCGATTATCAAACTCTATGGTAAGAGGAAATCCCAATGGGCCAAATCAGTCCCGTCTACCAAGTAAATCGCCACGGCGGTGCGGCCTGTGAGCACTGTTTGGGCATTGTCCGCCACGCTTCGTGGTGCCTCACCAAAAACACCAACATTTTCTACGCCTACGATATCCTTGTCCATCCCGAAAACCTGACCGAACAGGACCAGATCATCCTCCACGCCCTCGGCGCACTTTGGACTGACGAAATCCCAAAAAAGTAAGTATTATCCATAGATAGCATGAGCCTCGGTGGTCGCGGGCAGCAGTCGTTTCTGATTCCGAAAGTATTCCCGCGAGTGCATCTGACTTTGCCATGGATCAAAGGGTTGCTGGTGCCCTCCGTGGTCGGTTCGCAAGCACACCGTAAGCACCGCGATGGGTCGAAAGCGAACTAGGCCCTCCTTGGTTTCAGGAATAGGCTGAGGCGTCGGCGGTGGTCAGGCGGTTGAGCCGTGGTGACGGGAACGGAACTCCACGGCCGAGGCGAATTTTAGGAGAAGCATGAATCTCAAATTTTGGGAGTGGTTCAAAAAGAAGCAGGAGACTAACCCCGATCTCCTCGATCCCACGGACGCGGCATTGCTCCGCGAGTATCAGGATGCCATAGGAATACAGCGCACCCCGATGCAGTCCATTGACCGCCTCAGCCTCACCACGGGCGAAGTCTCCAACCCCGACCTCGGTAAAGATGACGCCGATACTCTCAAGAAGAAACTCAAGTTCGGCATCCACCAATCCGTAATGACAGGGCCCGACACGCACAGAGTCAGCGGCGTGCGAGTAATATCGGAAGAGGGCGGCACTGTCGAGGTCATCAAGAAGATCGACAAGTCCAAGCTGTACGAACTTGGTTACGACATTTCGGTAGAGAATGAAACTTTCGTGAAAGACCTCGGTCTGGAATCTGATTCTCAGGTATCCGCGCCCGAAGGTACGCCAGAGGAAGAGCGGCTTCGCTTAGAAGGCGTTGACTTCCATCACTATTCCGGCAAGCCACAAGATCGTCCATGGGAAATGAAACCTAACGACCCGATGACCGAGGAAGATCAGGAGCGGGAGAAACAGTCGATGGAGCAGTTCGTGGCTCCGACCGCCGTACTCGTTGCGCCTGAACTGGAAGAAAGCGTCAAGGTTCGCATCGAGGCGTTCCACGCCAAGGCGAAAGACCACGATACCTACTGCGAACTGCACGAGCATTTCTTGGAACACATCGATAAGCTCGGTCAGGAATATGATTGCTGCCATCTGTGTTCCTGCAAAAAGGAAGATCATGGAGACGATCAAGGGGACGCTGTTCCTGTATAGTGAGACGGGAACAGAAGGCGGGTACTGGGCGATTCAGGATGAGCGGTTCATTCAGCCGCCGACTGAGAATTGGCCGCACCCCCGATGGTCATACGATGGGCTGCATTGCCTCGATGACGGCGACTATCTGAAGATTTTCAATCCTGAGGGTACACTCCTTTGGGAGGGTGAAATCCAACTGAAGCGGCATCCAGTTTTTACGGAATCGGTTGACGTGCATGATGAGAGCGCGAACGTGACTCTCGGACTGTGGATTCACGCCGACCAAATTGGGATGAGCCGTCACGATTGGGCCTACCCGTTTATGAAAGAGTACCGAGGGGAGTTGACGAAGCATGGCAAGTGACGGTTACGACCCACTAGGCTCCTGTTTTCTGTTCGACTACGATCCGGTCGCGGCGGGGTTGAATGTCGTGCCCCTCTCCGACAGACCCGACAAGTCCGCAGAGTTCACCGAGAAGGACAAGCAATGGCTCAACGACATGCTGAAGTGAAAAAGCGGAACATAGTCACTGTGGGAAAGGTGATCGAGCACGAGCTTGGCTATCCCAGCATGATCTATGACCGTCCGAAGACTTACGTTGAAGTTCGCAGAATGCGAAGACAACTCGCTCCACACAATTTGGGAGTTCGCCTCGGTCGTAGGTATGTTCGCGTTGCTCCGCTGGACGATAGTTTCGATGCACCTCTCGCAAAGAATTGGTTGTGCATCGCGGATGAGATCGTGTTCAACAATGGTGGAGGTTGCTAATGGACGCATGGTTGGTGATTCGACACAACGAGCCTGAGTACATCGAGAAATTCCGGCTGTTCTCGGACAGCAAGACTGCGTATGCATTCGCACGTTTCTGGGGATACGAAGACCCATTCGGTATGGGTGATGATGATCGCCCGGGAATGATGAACACTTATCAGGCGGGCGATGTCCACATCGGCGTTATCCATTTGGACACCACACCACGCCATATTCCTGCGGAGGAACGGCATGAAAAATTCTGGGCTAAGTAGAGCACTGTGGTTGGCGTGGCACCCGCTTGAACTTCTGCGGCTTATCTGCGGCTCGATTATTATCGCCGTGGTGATCGTGTGTTCCTTCGCGAAAGAGGCCATCGACGAGGGCAAAAAATAATTCGAAAAATAGTTGTTGCAAATTTTCCAACTACTGGTATTATGTCTTTAGGAGCTACTCACATGCGTAAGGCAATCGGCGATCTGTAGGTCAGTCAGCAGCAACCACCGTACTTCGCTAGGTATTTCTCCGCACTATCCATCATTTCAGGTGTTTTCTTAAGTATTTCCAACCAGCCCAATGCAATATTACAGCGTTCACATAGCAACCCTCTCGCACATTTAGCGCACCCCCGCTCGCAGTGTTTATGGTCATGGTCCACAACAAAATTTTCTGGTGGAATTCCCATTCTACAAATAGCACAGGTGCTACCTTGTTCTTTGAATTTGTTTAAGAACCACTCTAGAGGGAGCTTCCAGAAATTCCAGAGTCGTTCGGCGAGCAGGCAAGCATTACAACTTCGCTGGCGCTCGTTCTTGAACAGGCTGACAGGGACCGCTTCTTTGTGGAATGTGCACCAACGTAGGTTCTCAGCGGCCATACGTCGGCGTTCTTCGAGGCTAATCCCTAATTTTGCAGCACTGAGTTTCAATCCGTGCTCGGCGGTTCTTGGCGGCATTTTACCAGAGGGCACTCGTAAATGTTCGGCGTTAATCCCTATCTCACTGACTTTTTTCCAGAAGGCTTTTCGATTGTTGGTTTGGTTGGTCAGTCCCATTTTTCGTAAAACTTCCGGAACTGATGCGGCGTCGGTTATTACGGAGGCGAACCACTCAGGGTTCAATCTTGAAAACGTGCCCCATTGCATGAATTTCTCCTGTGGGGGTGTATCATGACCCACATATACATATTCGTTAGACAAGATTCTGCGATAACTGTCGCACAACAATTAGTCCAGTCTTGTCACGCGGTTTACCAAATGGCACAGCAATATCAACAGAGCGATCCATTAGAGATTCCTTCAATGGTCCTCATCGGGGTCCCCGACAAGGCAGCTTTATTCCGTGTTATCAACAAGTTAAATGACAATACCATCGGCCATGAAGTGTTCTATGAGCCCGATGATAACCTCGGGTTGACCGCAGTTGCGACCTACCCGCTCACGCAGGAGCAGCGCCGTTGCCTCTCCAACTATCGGTTGTGGAGAAATGACGTTGCCCCTGCACCAATTCAAATGATCGTGCCTAGATACCCGGAGGCGGTGCCCTGTGAAAGTTAAAGAACTCATTCGTCTGTTGCAAGAGGAAGACCCCGAAGCCGAGGCGTGCGTACACAACGCTGACATCGAAAGCGTGTACGCAGCGCAGGCGTACTGGGACGGTCGTCTGCAAGTGCTTGAGCGTGACGCCGAGGGCTACGTTGTCGGCGGTAAGTACACCTCGAATGGCTGGAAGGTGAACATCTGCCCGTCGTCTATCACTGAGCAAATCTGGGGCGACCCAGAGTTCAAGGTCGATTACAGTGAGCTTGGCGGCTCCGCAGAGAGATACATCGAGTCCGACAACAAGACGAGGCAGGCATCGCGTGATGTCATAAAGAAAGTTGCGATGAGCGGATTCTACCGTTGGGCAAAGAAGAAGGCTGAGGAGATTCGTGACGGCGACGGCGACATCCGATACTCGGCAGACAAGTTCTGGGAAGAGAATCTGCACGTGGACGATCCGCTTCCAGAATTGCCGAAGGGGAAACGTCTCGATAACGAAGGCAAAGAGTACGAGTTCTGGCCTAGTGTTTGCGACCGTCAAGAGCACGGTTGGAACCAGACGATTGAGGTTTATTGGCGCGGCGGCTGGGGCATTCGATTTAAGAACGGCTCTGCCGATAGCGGCGAGTATTAAAAGTTTGGGTGGGGATTGCTGCAAGGCGTCCCTGCCCACCATACGCGGGTAGCTCAGTTGGGGTTACAGAGCGCCGGGGCGCAAGCTTCGGAGGTCGAAGGTTCGAGTCCTTCCCCGCGTGCCAAGTTTATGCTCTTGAGAGCACTTTAAGTGATTTAAGATGCTCTTAAGAGCACATGGACACACGCTGGTTTGGAAACGGGACACATAAGAACCCCGCCAGCAGCTTGCAGAGCCAAGTACGGCTGACTGAAAGCACGGGAAATGTCGCGATGAGTACCGCGTGAGTAATCTGCATTCGCCAGAGGTTCGATCCCTCGGGTGTCCACCAAGTTTTGTAAGGCCCGCTTAGCTCAGTGTTAGAGCACTCCGTTTTTAACGGAGAGGTCGGAGGTTTGATTCCTTCAGCGGGCTCCATGGGCGAGTAGCTCAGTGTTAGAGCGCCTGTGCAACGTCCGCAAGGGCTACGCCACAGGAGGTCGGTGGTTCGATTCCATCCTCGCCCACCAAATTTTGAGGAGGCTATCATGGAAGAGCAACTGGAAACAGATTTCTCAACGTGGACTTCCTGCCAGATGTACGGGCACAATTACGTCACGGACGAAGAGCAGCCGAACTACCATTACTGCACGGACTGTGACGAAGCGTATTTTGACGAGGAGCAGTAGGGTCTCTTCAATGAGCCCCCTTCGTCTAGCGGCTAAGACGCCAGTAAGTGGTGACGCGCCCCAATTCTAGAACGGGGCAGGGGAATACTAGAATACCCGAGTCATTGCCTATCTGGAAACGCGGGTTCGAATCCCGCTGGGGGCAGCATACTGCGAAGGAACGAGGCGTCTGTTCACGCCTACCTCGGAAAGTTTTTGAGCGCGGATAGCCAACTGGTAAAGCGCACGCCTGATTAGCGTGGTCATTTGGGGGTTCGAATCCCTCTCCGCGTACCAATTTTGTAATGTGGCATAACGTACCCATATATGGGGCGTTTAGGGTACTTAAAGACCCATGTATGGGTACAACAGACGAGCGACCATGCGGAGCGTGCGGAGTCAAGGCGGGTGGGAACCTGCGGATGCATGAGAAGGATTGTGCGTTGATCGCGAGTTATTGCGAGAGGTTCCCCGGCATCGCGGCGTTTGTCGGGGGCAAGAATTTGCCGCAGTGGGAACGTAAAGGCCCTCGGACGAATGCGAAACACTAAAAGGTTGCCTCTGTAGTTCAACTGGCAGAACGTCGGTTTCGTAAACCGAAGATATCGGATCGTTCCCGGTCGGAGGCTCCAAAAATTGGGTATTAACTGTTATGAGCAGCAATACCGCACGAAAAATAAAAGAACAGTTGGGTATATCGTACGGTGCGGCACGAAACCGTTTGTGGGCTCAACTCTTACTTCGCATGGCACAGGAGCTTTGTCGAGATGCATGTTTTCGCTGTGGTAAGCGAATTGAAACAGTCGAAGAGTTTTCGGTAGACCACAAGAAAGCTTGGCTTGACGAATCCTCCGATTTGTTTTGGGATTTGAACAATATCGCTTTTTCGCACCGCACCTGTAATGGTAAAGCGGCACGACGAAATCCAGAAGCGCAACGAGAAAGTATCAAGCAATACTGGGCAAAGATAAACGCCGCACCTGAGGGGATGTCTTGGTGTTTAGGTTGTAAATGTTTCCTTGCACTCGACAAATTCCACCTCAATCGATCTCGGGTATCAGGAGTACAGAAATACTGTATAGAGTGTCGAGGCAAGGGCATCGGAAGAAAGAACGGGGCGGCGATGCGTAAGTACAGTCGGCCTCCTCGCGAAGAATTGATGGTAATGCTCGATGGCAATGACTATAGAGAACTCGGTCAAAAGCTAGGCGTGAGCCACATGACCGTCCTACAATGGGCTAAAGATGAAAACTTGACCCATATTCGAGCAGCAAAACGTGCCCGTGTAGTTCAACAGGTAGAATAATTGCTTGGTAAGCAATCGACACCGGATCATCCCCGGTCATGGGCTCCAAAATTAGATATGGCCCAGAATCGTCGTGCGGCACAATGAGGTGGTTCAAGGAGAACAGCATGTACAACTGTGAAATGTGCAACGAGTCGTTCGAGAACAAGGTGGATTTTTTTGCCCACCCTCACATTATTCAGAAGATGGTGAAGGTCGGCAGCACCGTAACTTTTGTGGTGACGGATGACAAAAGGCCAGTTCGCGGCCTTGGTTACGATGAGCCCGAGCCTGTGGTTGTCCTATCGCTTCACGATGCCGCCGAACAAGCATTGTGGGATTTGAAGGAGTGGGTGAAGGATCACCCGAAGAATTGTGAATGCTACACGTGTTGCGATTCCATTCCTGATCTTGAACGGGCTCTCGGATCGGAGCATTCGATCCATGGCCCGTGTTGCTAGGCGGATAAGCGCCTAAGAAAAGTTTAGGCGGAAAGACGCCTACAAAAGTTTTGCTACTGTGGCTCAGCGGCGACAGCACCGCACCTGTAATGCGGCGGGGAAACCCCACGGGAGTTCGAGTCTCCCCGGTAGCTCCAGATCGATTCGTACAGTAAAAAGTGCGTCCCACGTCACATTCTCGATACAAATCAATCGAATGTGATGAGGAAATCACTTGTTGCCCTGTCGTTTAACGGTTAGGACCTCTGCCTTTGGAGCAGATGATCGGGGTTCGAATCCCTGCGGGGTAGCCAAATATTGGGAAGTGGCGAAACTGCGTAGACGCGCTGGTCTTTGAAACCAGTGCCGAAAGGCGTGGGGGTTCGAGTCCCTCCTTCCCAGCCAAATCTCATGACTACCCGTTTCTTGGGTATGAGCATGACCCTTATCCACAAATTCATTTTAGGCGGGGAAATCTACCTCGCCGCCGCGACTGGTCTCGTCATCGTCAGCCTATTGTTCCGTCTGTGGCACCACATTCGGGGCACATCGAACTCCATGCCACAGACCCCAGAGAACATCGTCATTGCTATGGCGAAAACCAATCTGGAAGGACGCATTCACCGTTGGCTTGACGCATTCGACATTTTCCTGAACGTCACTTTCATGAACGGTCAGAACGACGAAACCATGAGCGCACACTCTTGGCGTGCGTCACTCGAAGGCAAACTGTGGGGTAAAGCGATGAGTTGGTGGTTGTGTGGGTTCCAGCCGAACCACGGCTATCAGGCTGCGTGTGGCGACCTCCAGCGTGCGCTGAACCGCGTAGCTGTTGAGAAGAAGGCGCTCGGCCTTCAGTAATTACGATTTGCTTTTAAGGACAGGCGGTGCGGGAGCTTGTTCTTCGTTCTGCGGTTTATCTGGCTGAAAACTTCTGATGTCAACAGGCGATACCCTAGCGACCTTCGCCTCCACCGCAACATTCAATAAAACCAAAGGCGACGGCACCGTGCGGGCATCCGGGTTCTTTTTGAGGAACTCGTGTAAGAGATTAGCCGCAGCGGTCACGTTGAATTCCTCGCTAACCTCAACGAACCACAGTCTGTTGTCCTCAGTGATAAATGCCCCGCTTATCGCATGTTCCCAGCCAGTGATGTAGCCGATACACGCGGAAGCGTTCGAGAGAGCCAGTGACTCCGTGGGGTTGTTGGTCCCAAAGATGTGCCCCTCTTCGAGATTGTAGTGATTATTGAGCCCTGACTGGCAGAGACCATCGAGTCCACCCGCTTCAAAGATAGGCTGAGCCGCCGTCTGTTCTGGTGCAGTTGGGGCGGGCGCAGTAGCGGCTGGCGGGGCTGCGGGTGTCTTTGGGGCAGCGGTCTGACCGAAGGCGAGCGAGGCGAACAATACAACGAGGGCGAGCGGGACGAATTTCATGGAAATCTCCAATTGCTAATGCCTTCAAAAGTCCAGTTTTATAGCCATTGCTCGTGAATCCTCCCACCCGGGAAGAACACCTGCGGCAGCACGGTGCCGCTCGGATCGTGTCCCTTCGTAATCGGGTAGGTGATACTGACCTTCCCGTTGGCGTACAGATTGACGCTCTCGACTTCCACGTAATGCACGTCCCAATACGTGACGCTCAACCCGCCCCAGTCGTAAGACGGCATCCCCAACACCTGCTTGACATACGTCGCTGGTGATTTCGCCAGCGGGTCGCCGATGTGCGGCTGACCGTAGGGCTCCCGCAGATTGCCGCGGCGGCCGTTCATCCCCTGTAAGGTTTCCAGTGTTTTGAAGATGTCCCCGCCGCCCACGTTCTCAGGCCCCATAACCACGTTGATCTTGATATCCATGTTCGGGTGGTTACTGAGGATCGTAGCGAGGTCGGGCGGCTTGCCGCTGCCCATCATTTTCACGTAAATCTCGGGATCGAAAGAGCAGATGGTGATGCTGGCCTTGTCGTAGGAGCCAAACGTGTTCCGATCATACAGCACGGCATTCGTGCGGATGGCGAGGGGGACCTTGTTGTTCATGATGTAGCGGATGTAGTCCAGCAGTTCAAACGTCTTCTTGTAAAGCAGGGGGTCGGTGTTGGTGCCTGTCATGCAGATTTCCCGCACGTTCCTGTCCATGCACTCGCGGAGGAACTTGCCGATGTTCTTGGGAATCTGGTTTAGATTGTTCTCTTTATCGAGCGCCATCATGTGCTGCCCGATGCAAAATAGCAGGAGCGGTTGCACGGCCCGCTCAAATGGATGTTGCCGAACCAGTGCGAGAATTGACCTTCGTCGTTGAGGCAGCCCATTTGATGAGTATACACAAGATCGTGTTTTTGTGGTAGAATTTTGAATGTGACTGACATCATCATTTTCAGCCATCAATCAAGTTCTAAAATTCCTAGCCAAAGCGTAATCCCCTTCGGTATAATGGGGACGAGGAGAACACTGTGAAAGCACGATTTGCCATTTTTCCCCTACTGGTACTGCTCGTAGGCACCGCATTTTCTCAAGCGCCAGCGTTCAGCGACAACTTCGCTACTGGTAAGCTCGATACCTCTACATGGTTTGCCTAGCATGGCGATGCGCCAGACAACAAGGTCGGCAATCGTTACGGCTCCTTCCAACCGGACCAGTTGGACTTTTCCCAAGGTCAGCTTCGTCTCGGAGTCAGCCAAACCCTCCACAATCTTGGGCAGTACGATGCTGTGGTCATCCTGACCGACCATTCCGCCTACGATTACAAGCAGATCGTCAATGACGCCCAGCTTGTGGTCTGCACTCGGAACGCGACGAAGGGGATTGACAGCCCGAAAATCGTCCGGGTTTAAGTGATTTGTTGTCCACCCCACTAACGTGCTATAGTGGAATTACACAACCAGCAGTAATATATTCATTGTAACCACCGTAATTTGAAAAGGAAAAGGAAAAGAATATGAATCTCAAGCGTTTCTCTCTCGCCTTCGTCGTAACCATCCTCCTCTCTGCTTCCGCGTTCGCGTGGAATTGTTCCGATCCTCTGGCATCGCGTGTTGACGTAGGCCCAGTCAATCCGGGCGGCTCGGCTGGTGACGGTGATGGTCAGTGGTTCCTCGGTACAGGTTCGGAAGGTATCAAGGGCGACTACTACGTTTGCACGGTGCCCAAGAAGACCACGGGCGGCGGGTCTTCGACCACGAATACGAACACGAATTCCAACACCAACAACAACACCAACCAACAGGGACAGACTCAGGGTCAGTCTCAGGGACAGGGACAGTCACAGGGACAGACCGCTAACGGCGGTTCTTCGTCCAGCACTGCCACTGGTGGAAACGCCACAGGCGGAAATTCTTCGTCCAAGTCTGGCGTGTCCAACAGCGGCAACTCTTCCGCGACAGGTGGTGCGGGTGGGGCTGGCGGTGCAGGTGGAGCGGGCGGCTCAGTAAGCGGCTCGGGCAACTCTACGGTCAAGAACACGAACAACGTGAACACGACCGTGGCTCCAGTGATTACGTCCACGAACAAGTTGTCGAACTCGGGCAACTCGTCCAACACGAATACCAATACCGCGAACGGCGGTACGTCCAACGCCAACGGTAACGGTTCGAACAACCAGACTTCGGCTTCGTCCAACCAGACGCAATCGAACTCTTCGACCAATGCCAATCAGTCGTCCGCTTCAAACCAAGCGAACGGCAACGGCAGCAACTCGAACAACACCACGAACAACATCGCGGCCCCGAAGATTCCGGTGCCCACGGCGTATGCTCCGACGACCATCCCAACGTCGCCCTGTTTGAAGGGCTACGAGGCGGGTGGACAGGGTGCGGCGTTCGGCTTCGCCCTCGGCGGCAGCAAGGTTGACAAGAACTGCCAAATGCTCGAACTGGCTCGTTCTTTCGACTCCATGAACGAACGATTGGCTGGCTGCAAGGTCAAAGTTGCCGCCTCTAAGCGTATCGCTAAGGACGCTGATGTTACGGTGGAAGACTGCATGGCGCACGAGATGATCGATGCTCCTCCAGTTGTCGTACCGCCCGCTCCTCCAGTGGCTCCGCAGCCGACGTTCATCGTGATCCCACAGCAGCCGACAGCGGCTCCAGTGGCGGTGCCTGTAGTAGCGACCCCCGTCATCACTGAGAGCATCCCTGTTGGCATCTGCACCTTCGCCAGCAAGACTCAGTGCGTGCCTAAGGGCGGCGATGCGGCTATCGTCGATCCTTCGCGGCCGACATCGGTCTGCAAGGAAATGATCGCTGCGGCTGTGGCGGAATTGAAACTCCACCCCGGGTATGTGATCGTCCTTCGTGGGAACAAGAACCCCTCGGAAGATGCTCTCCTGCCTGTAACCCGTGCGAACCGCGTGAAACAGCAGTTCATCACGAGTGGCGTACCTTCGGGTAAGCTCAAGACCGAAGTCGGCAGCGGCGATACTCGCACCGTCGAGATCACGCTGGTTCCTTCGTCGAACTAAGTCCATAGGGGGCGGAATTGCTCATTCCACCCCTTAAATCTAAGAGCAGAATGGAAACCATGAAAACCAAGTCGTTTTTGCTCCTCGCAGTTCTTCTGCTCTCAGTATCTTTGTTCGCTCAAGACAAGTCCGCCCAGATCGCCAGTCTCAAGGATGAACTGAGCAACGTTCAGCAGGCTTATGTGCCGATGGAGAAGCGGTACGACGCCCTGACCGAGAAAAAGGACGAGATCAAGTTCGCGGTGGACGCCTACACCAAGTACAACGATCAGTACACGCAAGACCTCAACACCTTCAACCAACAGCAGGGCGAGGCCAACCGCCAGCAAGAGTTGCTGAACCCGTCGATCCAGAACTACCAAGAGCGTTTGGCACAGCACAACTCTCACCAGTGCATCGAGTATAACCATGACGGTTCGTGCGCCGGGTACAACGCAGAGGCGAATCAGTTGGATGCCAACAAAGCACAGTTAGCTCAGGCTCAGTCTCAGATTGACCAAGCGAACGCCAGACTGGATCAGCAGCGTCCGAATCTTGACGCGACCAAATCCAAGCTGGATCAAATCTGGCAGAACAACCAGACCAACATCGCGCAGTGGAAGGCGGACATGACGCAACTCAAAGCCGACTACGACGCCAACCTCGCCAGAGAAAAGGCAATCCGAGCGCAGCTTGCGGTCCTGTACGGCGACGTGAATTCCTGCCTCAAAGAAATTCCTGCGGCGTGCCAGAACCCGGTAATCGGGCCGGACGGCAAGCCGATCCTCGATCAAAACTGCGAGATCATGAAAGCCGCTTGCAGCAAGATGTTCGACGGGAACTAACCGAGTCACAGTCCTCCCCGACCCCCCGCCAGCTTCGGCGGGGGGTTTACTTTTGTGGTATTATCAACTATGCAACGACACGACCTGAAAACTTGGCCGAAGCAGTTCTGTGCCATCCTCGCAGGTAGCAAACGGTACGAACTTCGAGTCAACGACCGCAACTTTCAAGAGGGCGACGAGTTGATGCTGCTGGAGTGGGACCCGAAAACGGGGCGGCATACGGGGCGGCACGTTCTGGCGACCGTGGCGTATATGACCCGTGGAGGGGAGTTCGGCCTACCTGAAAATCTGTGCGTAATGAGCCTGCAAATCCAGTATTGGAATATAGGAGCTACCGCGTGAGAAACCGGACCAAGCAAGGCTTAATCCTCGAAAAGATTCTGCACAACCACAAGTGGCGTTGGATATTCTGCTGGAAGGGCAATTCCGCCGACAGTGAGTGGGGCGGGGCTTACGATTGCGCTTGCTGTATCACCTATTTCAACAACCCAGACGTGAATGATTGCGGTTGCCCGTGCCACAGCCGCGTCGAGGCCATGGCGAACACGTCGGAGATGCGCTATTTCCTGCTGGCTCTAGAGGCTGCGGGCGAGGTTCCATTCGTCCCCAAGGATTATCCCGACTGGATGACGTACAATCGCAAGCTCAAGCGGGAGCACGATGTCTGGCGTAAAGAGGGAAATCCTAACGCTGGCACCAAGGAAGACATCTCCAAGTGCTGCGAAGCCTGCAAGATGGTTGCTGAGATGGAAGTCCGATTTGCTGAGCACCAGAAAGACCCCAAGAATCAATGCGGCAAGCCGTGCCACGTCTGTGACGAAGCTAATGCCGCTCACGCAAAAGAGCTAAAGGAAATCAAACTCATTTCCAAGAAGCTCGCCAGCATGAAGAAAAAGAGAGACTAATGAGTAAGCGTAAGAGCAAACAGGCGGTTAACCGCCCTCTGGTGTTGACGGGTGCCGCGAATAAAGGAATGCGCGGCTATCAGGAAGACCGCCATCTGATGATCTCTGCCGAAGAGGGCCTCATAATGGTCGTTATGGACGGTCATGGTGACGCAGCGTGCGCTATCGAACTGGAGAGCAAGTTCTGCGAGGTTTGGGATTCTGTCTTCTCCCCCGAGAAGAGTCCCGATTTTCTGTTCAAGGAACTCTTCGACAAATTCGACATGCTTACTTCCAACATGGAGTGCGGGTCTACCATGAGCATTGCCTTCATCCCCAAGGCTAACACGGGGAAAGAAACCAAGGTCCACGTAGCCATCCTCGGCGATTCCCCGGTGATCGTGCAGCAACCAGATGGGACATTTCATGTCAGCCCTGAACACAACGTCCGCACTAACATGGCGGAACGTGCAGCGGCTCAGGCACGCGGCGGGTACTATTCCCAGAACGGCTACATCTGCTACGGCCCTGAGGGGCATGGGTTGCAGATGAGCCGTGCTTTCGGTGACCGCGATCTGGGTAAGATTCTCTGCCGCCAGCCTGAGGTCTATACGGTTGATTTGGGTGGGTGGGTTCTGGTAGGATCGGACGGGTTGCTATCCCCGGGGCACGATGAATCTGGAGTGCAGATGCTCCTCGATATCGTTAAGATGATCGAAGAGCAGGATGTCAACGCCAAGGAACTCGTCGATTACGCCGTCAGCATCCCTACGGGTGACAACGTGACGGCCATTCTCTGGAGGAGATCATGATTCGCGAATCCGAAGTAGAAGAACCCCGCCAAGCCCTGATGACCATTCTGGACATCATGAGTCGCTATGCGTCATTCACCCCCGCCGACCGTGAAATCATCCGTGCGGCTAACCGTGGACTTCTTGGCACCGACCCGCGTGGCCGATGGGAGATTGATAAGCTGTCCGAAGAAGAGCAAACCGACCCAAATTACTACGCCCTAAAATGCAGCTAAATGAAGAACAGACGCTCGCGGTCGAACATCCGCTCAACGAACCCGCTTGCTTGATCGCAGGCGCGGGCAGCGGCAAGACTCGCGTGCTCACCGAGCGTGTTCGCCATTTGATGGATAAAAAGGGCGTCGTCCCAAAGCGTATTTGCGCGGTGACGTTTACCAACAAAGCCGCAGGCGAACTCCTAACCCGCTTGGGGCTCGATACAAACGATACCCCGCTTCTGAACCCCCGTGTCTCGACAATCCACTCCCTCGCTCTGGGTGCCATCCGTAAGAATCCGCCAGCCTTTAGTGTCGAGGGCGAATGCGAATTAAAAGACAGGGTATCCCCACTCGACGATTACGATCAGAGCCAGATGATGAAGAAGATCATCGAGCGGGGCAAGATCACGGACACCAATCCGTGGCGTGTCTTGGAGAACATCTCATTTCACCGAGCCCGTGGTGTTGGTTTCATGAGTGACTACACGGAAGAGATCGCAGCGGAAGCCGAGGTAATGCACGGCGGCTACCATGCGATGGGTGAGACCGAATTGTGTCTGTGGAAACTGTACGAAGAGGAAAAGGCTCGGAATTCGGTCGTGGATTTCGACGACATGTTGCACCTGACTGTGCGACGATTCCGCAGGGACGCGAAGTGGCGTGGGGCTATTCAAGCGATGTGGGATCACGTCCTGATGGATGAAGCTCAGGATACGAACCCCGTACAGTGGGAGTTCGTCAACTCGCTGCTTGCCCCCAGCAACATGAACATCTACGTCGTCGGCGACATGAGCCAATGTCAACCTCCCGGTTCAGTGGTGAAAATCAAAGTATCTGGGCATAAACCGAACGGATATGGAAAACCTTGGACGCCTTCTGAGTGGGTGGAAAAAGACATTTCGACGCTAGTTGATGGTGAATTGGCGGAATCATGGACACGGAAAGACCAACGAACCTATAAAATCGGTAGGAAGATTAAGGTCGCATCTAGACCATACAAAGGAATTCTTCTTAAGGTCTGCACTGGGGACGGAAAGCAGACCCGTGTCACTCCCAATCATCAATTGTGGGTACGTCTCGGTTCGGAGACGAGTGGTAAATACATCGTCTATCTCATGTGGCGTGAAAACTTCGGTTTCAGAGTCGGTATGGCGAAGTTGAAGCGCAACAATCATGCTTTCGGATTGACGGCTCGGATGCGTCAGGAGAAAGCTGATAAAGGTTGGGTACTCGCGGTTAAGGACTCTAAGAGAGAAGCGCGGAAACTTGAAGAGATCGTTTCGTGTTATTACGGAATCCCTCAGACATGTTTCGAGGCTGATTTAGAGCGTCTCGATATTTTTCAGAGTCTACAAACTGCGACCGTAGAAGCGTCATCTCCAACAAGTGGTTCACTCACGGCTGTTCTGCCTTTTGAGGATCGTCGGCGAGAAGGAAAGGGCGGCAGTGGTTGGGCGTGTTTGAAAGCATTCCGCTTGCTATGGGAGTGTCCTTCCATGGTGCGGTGGTCGGAAAACCAACGTCAGTACAACCATAACTGGCGGGGGTACTTCAAAACCGCAGCCGCAAACGTTCAGATTTTAGTTCGTGCGGGTCTTCAAGTCTACGTTCCTATCGAAGGAAATAATCAGTCAACCCCAATACTCGTCATGCCGCAAATGCCATACGAAGGACTGGTGTATTCGCTGGACGTTGAAAAAGACCATACTTACGTTGTAGACGGCATCGTAGTGGGGAACTCGATCTACGGGTTCAACGGTGCCGTGCCGCAAATCCTGAAGGACTTCAGCGAGAACTGGCGGGGCGTTCAGCCCAAGCTATATCGAATTGCCCGTAACCACCGCAGCGGTCAAAAAATCGTGGACATGGCGAATGCGATTCAGAACAAGATGACCCGTACCATCCCGCTCAAGATGGAAAGTTGGCGTGGTTTGAACGGGGAGAAGGGCAAAATCGAGATCATCCGGGGTACGATGTCGCGAGACATTGCATCCGAGATCGCCATTGAAATCTACAAGGACAACGAGAAGTTCCTGCGTGACGCCGCTTCTGTTGCCAATGGGGTAAAACCCCGAGAGTCGGCGGCTAGGCCGATCTCCTACCGTGAGAACTGCATCTTAGTTCGGGCGGCGATTCAGATTCGTGACATTGAAGCTGAGTTGGTGAGACGCAAAATCCCGTATGTCGTGCGCGGCGGGCGGGGGCTTTTGCAGACCGAAGAAGTGCGAGACGTACTGTCGTATATGAGGCTGGCGACCAACCATAGGGATTTCATGGCATTCGTGCGGGCTGCAAGCGTGCCGCGTAGGGGGTGTGGCGAAGTGGCATTGGAAAAGATTCGTGCCATCGCCAACGACAAACATGATGGTGATCTGATCGCCGCAGCGGAGGGCGACAAGAACGCCAAGATAGCATCGTTCGGCGGGATCGTCAGGCTCATATCCCAGTTTGGTGAAGACCCAGTTGCTATGCTGGAACGGACGCTCGCCCTGACCCAGTATACGACCTACCTTGCCGAGAAGTACAAAAGAGACAGCAACAAGGTTAAAACCAAACTCGAAAATTTGGATCGGTTCGCCCAGCTTCTTGAGGGGATGGTCGCCGACAACAAGATGACCGCCGAGGACATTATTTTCCAGCTTACGCTTGATCGCCCGAAGGATGATGACGAGTCAGGCGCGGTCACCATCAGCACTATCCACAGCGCCAAGGGGCTCGAATGGAAGCGGGTCTACGTGGCAAACGTCGTGGAAAGCTCCCTTCCCCACAAGTTCTCCATGGGGTCTGAGGACGAGATTGAAGAAGAAAGACGTTTGTTTTACGTAGCTTGCACGCGGGCACGGGACTACCTCAATTTGTGCGTCCCCGCCATGTACCAGCAGCCCGACTCCCCCAACGTAATTATGCTAAAACCCTCTAGATTCCTAGCCGAAATCAGTGTACACTAGGTAGAATAGTCTACGGAGGGGTACAATGCCAACAGCCGTCGCTAAGAAGCGGGCGAAACGCTCGCAGGTCAGCCGTCTCGATTTCATCGGAACTCAGATGGCGAATTTTCTCCATGGTCTGAAATACGAAAACGGGTTGCCAGAGTTTAAGCGGAAACAGGCCATCATCCTGCAAGAACGGTGGGATTCGGTCTGTTCGTTTCGCCTGAACAACCCCATCGTCGCATCAGACTTGGAGAAGGAACTCTTCCCTAATGGCTAAAGGCTACACGCAGGCTGAACAGGTCATGGACACCGAACGGTGGACGACCGAGTTTTACATGGACACGCCAGACGGTAGAATGAGCGTGCGAATGCCAAATTTCCTGTCGAACGCGGAGCAGCAACGCCGCATGAAAGTGATTGAGGACGCACTCAATGGAAGCGAAAGTACCAAACCGAAGTCTCTATAATGATTGGGAAGTGAGCACCGAGGAAGGCAACCGCCTCTTTGACGAATCCCTAAGTGCTCTCAGACCGATCATGGAAAAGTATCTGGTGGAAGGTTACCCTCTCCGTCAGATTGCTCACGAGATGATCGGCTCCGTCACCATACTCGAAGCCGAGACCTGCCTTATACGCAACACAGAAATGCACAAGGCCAACCGTAAACCGCGATTCGGCGTGAAAGAAAATGTGCCTCTCGCCGACCTGAAAGCATCAAAAGAACAGGAGCCAACAAAGTGATTAAACCGAGCTACGGCGTCATCGTCGGACGGTTCCAAGTCACCGATTTAACCGAAGGGCACATGGAGCTATTCCGTCAGGTTCGACGGAATCACAAAACTGTAATCGTGTTCGTCGGTGTGGCACCCGCAAGTCTCACACAGAACCACCCTCTGGACTTCCCGACGCGGAAGGCTATGATCCAAGCCAAATTCCCCGAGTTCATCGTGCTCCCACTCCGCGATACCCGAGACGATGAGTCTTGGAGCGAGCAACTGGATTACGCCATTTCCTCGTGTGCCGATTTCGCCGACGTTACACTGTACGGCGGACGCGACTCTTTTGTCCCGCACTACCACGGCAGATTCAAGCCTGTTGAATTGGCTCTCTCCGTTGATGCCTCCATTAGTGCAACGGCTAACCGCAAGGAACATTCTGATAAGGTGCTCGAATCTTCCGATTTCCGTGCGGGCATGATCTACGCTATTCACCATCTGTGGCCTGTAACGCTTATGATGGTCGATATCGCCATCCTGAGCTATGACCGTAGCGAGGTTCTTCTCGCTCAAAAGCCCGGTGAAAACAAATGGCGATTCGCAGGCGGGCACGTTGAAGCTCGAAAGGGCAACATCGAAAAGAACGCTCGGCTCGAAGCCATTGAAGAGACGGGCTGCGACCTGATTGACCAAGAGTACATCGGGTCCGCCATCATCGACGACTGGCGTTACCGTGTTGCCGACCGCAGCGTGCTGACCGCATTCTACGCAGGACGTGTCAGTAACATGGGGGCCGTGGCGAAGGACGACGTGAAGGATGTTCGCTGGTTCCGTCTCGATAAACTCACGGCATTTGACATGATGGTGGAACACATGGAGCTTCTCGTCATGTTGCAGAATTATCTCAAGAAATTCAAGGAGGCACAAAATGCCACGTCCATTCAAACCGCGTCCACTACATAAGACTGACAGCTACAAGGTCGGTCACTGGCGGTTCATCGTTCCGGGCACCACGGAAATGCTGTATTACTATGAGGCTCGCGGCGGCGAGTACCCGTACACCGTCCTGTTCGATTTGCAGGGCAACATGATCCGCAACATCGAGGGCAAGTTCGCTACGCTGACTGATGTTGAGGAAGCGGAGTACAAAGCGGGCCTGCACTTCATGAACGACCGCGCCTTCAACAAGGAAGGCTGGCGGCACGTCATCAACGCACATGGCGGCTACCTACCGCTGGACATCCGTGCGGTCAAGGAAGGTCTCCCGATCCCCGTGAAGAACGTCATGTGGACGATGAAGAACACCTGCGATCAATGTGCGTGGGTTCCGGGCTGGACGGAAACAATTCTGGAGCACGTGTGGTATCCCTCGGCTGTCGTCACGCGGTCTCGCTATACCAAGCAAATCCTCGCTGAGTTCCTCGCGGAGACGGCTGATGATTTCTCCACGTTGCCGTATCAGCTTCACGATTTCGGCGGTCGCGGCGTCACTTGCGTCGAGCAAATGGGTATCGGTGCTGCGGCTCACCTTGTCAACTTCCAAGGCACGGACACACTGCCCGGAATTGACTACATCGAGCAGTTCTACGGATTCGGGAAGTTCGGCGGCGAAATGCCGGGTTACTCCGTATTCGCGTCTGAGCACTCCGTCACCACTATGTGGGGCCGTGAGTACGAATCAAAGTTTGTCGAGAACGCACTGGATGAAGTGCCCACGGGTATTCTCTCCCTCGTTGGCGATTCCTACGACATTTTCAACTTCACTGCCAACATCATCGGCGGCACGTATCGCGAACGCATCCGCAACCGTAACGGCAAGGTTGTGGTCCGTCCCGACTCCGGTGATCCAGTAGCGATCACTCTTCGCGTGCTGGAAATTCTGGGCGAGAAGTTCGGCATCCGCGAGACGAGCAACGGCTACAAGCTGCTTCCGCCTTGCGTCGGCGTCCTCTGGGGCGACGGCATCGACCACTACGGCATCCGCAAGATTTTGCAGGCAATGAAGGACGCCAAGTGGTCCGCAGCCAACATCGTGTTTGGTATGGGTGGTGGGCTGCTCCAGAAATTGAACCGAGATACGCAGAAGGTTGCAATCAAGTGCTGCAACGCTGTCATCAACGGTCAGCAGATTGAAATCTGGAAAGACCCGATCACCGATCCCGGCAAGGCATCGAAGCGCGGGCGGCAGGCCCTTCTGGACGACCAGCAGGGCGGCTATCACTCCATGCAGTACAGGGGTGACGGCAAGATGGGCTACCCGTTTGACATTCTTGAACCAGCGTACCTGAACGGCGAGGTCCTGCGGTTCCAGAAATTCCCTGAAATTCGGCAGCTTGCGGAAGTGCCGTTGGAAGTGTACGCATAAGTAGTTGATTCTGTTGGGGAAATTCCTAGCTGAATTCGTGAGCCATGAGGTAGAATAGCCTCATGGCTCACTCATTTATCGCCGTTTTGCTGTTGTCGATGGTCGCTCAAGCTCAGACACCAGCCCCACGAACTCCCAATTTTGGGTTCGTCAGCCGCATCGAAGAGTACAAAACCGTAGCCAACACAGGCTACGGCGACCGCAGCGGGCTTGCCGCCTGCTACGATACGGTCAATCCAACGCCAGTGAACACGCCGAACCCGCTGTTGAACGGCCCATCTCTCGTGGTGGTGGACTTTATCGTGGGGTGGGATGGTGCGGTGTACAGCCCGTTCGTGCTGGAGGGCTCTGTAAACGATCCTGATGTCCGAGCCGTACTGCAAGCCATGCGCGGATGGAGGTTTCGTCCCGGTAAGTGCAACGGCGCACCTACGAGTGCGGAAGGTCGGGTAAAGTTTAGGAAGACGCAGTAAACTTTCGGGGTTCGCTGGATTCGGCTACCCCGTCTTTGTACACGATAGGTTTAACCCTCCCCCGGTACTCCATGATGTCCATGATCCACACGGCGGCGGCATAGTCGATCTTCAAGCCTTCCACCCACGTGTGACAGTTCGCCAGCCCACTCGTCGTGCTCAAAGCACACGCCTGCTCGTAGAGTCCTTCCATCTGCGTCTGCGAGTAGCTGTTCTCGGTCTGCTGTCCGTTTCTGTTGACGTAAACCTTGAACCGTTCGGGGAACCCTGTTCGCGGTACTGATACGTGGACCTCGACGGGTTCTTCCGTTTGGACAGGCCTCGGCTTGGGTGCCTCTACGGGGTGCGATCTCTTTTTCGCCATGCTACTGTTTAATACCCAAAATCGCAGTATTTATAGTCATGGACGACATTTTCAAAGGCTCTCCTTTCTGGCAAGAAGTCCGCACCGGCCTCTTTGTGATACGTGATTACGAGTGGCGTAAATCACTCTTGGCGCTCCCTGAAATGATTGATACCGAGTTAGTTGCTCGGGGGCTTCAAACTAACGAACAGCTACTCGCCTCAGGTTTCACTGGACACGCGATCATCCGTGGGAAGCCTGTTGATACTACTCCCAACGCTGCCATCCTCGCCGAGGCACTGCCTCCAGACTACCACTATAACCAAGAAGCGTTGTTCCTCCAATGGATGTATCACTACTACATCCTCGAAGGTGTGGGCGACGGCTACCGCGAGACTCCACTCGCACAATGGTCGCAGGGGATGCTCCAAATGATCGAGCAGACCTTGCACTTCATGGTGTACATCTCGGCGGTCATGTGCCTACTCGAAGATGGAGTAATCAAGGGAGCCCCAACCAAAGAAGGCATGGTCGATCTCCTGCCGATGGTGCAGTTCAAAATTCAAAAGATCACGGAGACCCTCCTGAGCAAGACCGCCGACTACGGCGAGAGCTTCCGCCGCCACGGGCTACAAGGCACCGTCCCTCGCATTTGGGACAAGATGGCTCGCTACGCCCAATTGAGTGCTCTGGGCAGGACAGCAAACTACGAACCGAAGGCGGACGCGATCAAGGATTTGTTGGGCTACTGCGTAATCGCGTGGAGCCTCATTCTGGAAGTCTCTCTGCCTGAGGAGGTAACCCATGCCGTACATTCACGAGTCTAGCCGCGAGGCCATTGACCCCTTCATCACCCCGCTCGCCGAGCAGCTTCACAGCCCGGGCGATCTCAACTACGCCATTACTCGCCTTTTCATGCAGTGGCTCCTCGATAAGGGCATCGACTACGGTAACATCAATTCCGTCGCGGGCGTCCTCCAGAAGGCAATGGCTGAGTTCGACGAGCGTGTCACCCGCCCATACGAGGACTTGAAGCTCAAACAGAACGGCGACGTACCCGAGTATTCCGCCGCCAGCGCCCAAATATCCCAGATGGGAAGAGCCTTGCCAGCAAACCATGCGCCTGATACAATACAAGCACATGGTTAATCTATGAGAAAACTGACAAAGAAGCAATCCGAACTGATCCGCAAAGCGGCAGCCACGCTCCGCAAATCCAACGACCCCAATCTCAAGATCGTCGCCAAGCACCTAAAGGGTGGGCTTGAGGTCGTCAACTACATGTTTGAAGCAACCGACGCGGCCCGTAAGAAGGTTCCCGCGCAGTACGAAATTGAGCCCGTGGGCATCATCAGCACCAACAAGAAAACGCAGGGCGATCTCTTGGCAGCACAGTGGTTGATCGGCATCGTCGGAGAACACGCTAAAAATGTCCTCGCCAATCAAACTGCCCGCTGAGGAATTCCTACTGCCCATCATGCGGTTCAACGATACCGTTGGTCCGTTGTTCAACGAACTGCGAACTCGCTTTCCGTTGAGTGACGAACACACGGATGCGGGCCTTGCCCGCTCGCTGGGCGTTTTCTTGGAGCAATGTTTCGTCCACGCGATGCAGCGATTGGAAGAGATCAAACCAGCTTCCTTAACAAACGAAGAATGGTCTGTCGCCTCGGAAGAAACAAAACGCCCACACTTGCACTGGCAGCGAAATCTGAAATACCTGAAACATAGACGACACCACTATTCCGAGATGATGGGGTATCGGCTTAACAGCAAGATTCGATCTGAAACGTATGAATTCACCGACCAAGAACTCAAAGAGGGCTGGCTGGAGACGTAGACACAAGATGGGGCTGGTGCTCCATGATGGCTACTTCTGCTACGGCTGGAAACACGGCTGGATACCTTGGGCACCCGAATGGCTCAAACACGCCATCGTTCACGTGTGGAATTCCATCTACTGCATGAAGCACGGCCACGACGACACGCTCGTGGATTTGTACAAGGCATTTCTCGCGGAAGGTGAAGTTGACCCTGAACCTCCGACTTGTTCTCTTTGCCTCACCGAGCTTCCCGTTGATGGGAAGTACGTCACTCCCGTGAAGGAGCCTTGGTGGAAGAAGCCGCCGACGCCGGAAGAGATTGCCGAGTGGAAAGAACTAGCTCTACAGCCCGATCCCCCAGAAGACTCTCCTGATCCCAGTTAATCTCCAACCAAAAATCCCCAACTAGATCGCGCACAGTTGTGTCGAGAGCCCGTGCGTCCGCCTCCGTCCGCTGCGTGCGGGACTCGGGGTCGTAACTTCCGGGTCGCGGATGGATGAAGACGTTAAAGGTATCGAAATTTGGTTCGATATCGCGGATGGCCTTTTTGAGGTTGTCGTAGTAGATGTGACCCTTGCAGTAAAGTAGGCACTGGATGATGGGGGAGTCGCTTACGACCGCCTCGAAGCCGTGCCGCTGGAGCCGCAGCACCCGCTCATAGGTCTGTCCGACCATGAGGATTTGGTTGTCGAGAAGTTGTGGCGGCACCGTGTTGGGTACGCCGCCGTAGATGAGATCACGGGCGGGCTCGTACAGCAAATCCGCCCTAACCCCCGCCTTTTTAAGCCGATACGCCAGATAGTATCCAAATGTGGTCTTTCCCGCTCCCGGACCCCCGCACAAATTGAAAAGCACCATTCGCTTGTCCCCAAGTAGATTTGTTAGGAACGTCGCACCCTGATCTTCAAGGGTGAGAGCATCCGCCCGAGTTGAACCCAAGCCGCGTTATCAACGGGTTTAGCCTCTATCTTCTTCGCAGAAGTGCCCGTACTCGCGCCAAGGGGAAGTTCAGAAATGTGATTTGCCATGTTGGAGCCTTCCTTTTGAAATGTTTCCTTATCTATGGTTGTCATAACTGAATCAAACATAATCGACCTCGGCGAAGACGATAAACGGGAGTGGGTAGATGTCGAAAGGGATGCGATCCGCGAGGAAGGGTGACGGGTCCACAAACGTACCGTCGTAATCTAAGACCGTGGCGTGGCCGGGTTTCTCCTCGTTGCCGCCAACCACAAGAGCCAAATATCGTCTCCCAAGTTCAGGCTCTTGCACCATGTCTATCAGCCTCATGCCCTTGTCGTAGGCGAACTTATCCGCACCACCAATCGCATCGTTCTTCACTGCCTCCAAAACCTCAATCAATGTGCTGCCCGTCAGACACGCTATCGTTGCAGGGACACAATCAAGATCGTCAGCGCCCTGCAAAACGCGGCTGATCTTCGGATATTTCTTCCTCGGGCCGACCTGCGGTAGGAGCGAGGGCACGTTCTCCTTCGTAATTTGTTTGTTATCAAGATATTGAAGACGAGTGAAGATCGCCGTTGCGAACATCGACAGATTTGGGTCGGTCGCCCAGTTCAACATCCCTCTGACGGTCAAAGCGGCATGAAGCTGTCGTATGTCCGCTGCGATTTTGCTCGGTCCAAAGCTCATATTTATGAATACTGACTTTTGAACTCTTCTCTAGAGAGAATCCATGAGTTTGCAAATCACAGATGCCGTTCGAATGGAACTTCGCCCGCAGGGAAAGCAGAACAAAACCATGTGTCTGTACCGCTGTGCGGGTTGCGGAAAGGACCTCTGGATTGACCCGAGCAAACTGCCGACCCACGGAGGGTTCTGTCGGTCTTGTTGCAGCCGTGACGGGATTCAAGCCATCCTTCCACGCAAGAGGGGTCTCCGCAAACGCCCGTTTGAGTGGCTGCTGAACAGACTGCGCCACATCTCCTCCAAGCGCGGTCTGACCGTGATGCTGACATACGAAGAGTTTTTGGAGTTTACCCAAATCGCCGAATGCCATTATTGCGGCTCGACTATTTTATGGACGGATCACAATCAAGGAAGGGGAAACGCCCGCACAAACCTTGATCGAAAAAACAACGCTTTGGGGTATTCAAAAGAGAACTGCGTCGTCGCCTGTATCGTTTGCAATCGAATTAAGAATAACTATCTCTCTTATGAGGACATGATGGAGTTGAGCCCCGTGCTTCGCCGCATCCTGCCTCAGAAAAACTGGGTGGAAACCCATCGTAAACAGGTAGGTGCATAGTGGTCACGTTCACTCAAGGCATGACGTTGGGAGCAAGTAACCTCAGCATCCTAGTACGGGATGCGACAGGGGCTTTGGTGGACCCCACTCTCATCAACTACACGATTTTCCACGTCACCGATCAGATACCCATGAAGGTCACGCAGGCGTATGAGTACGACCTGCACCAGCCCCAGAACATGGCTGGCGGACCTCCGTTGCCGCAAGAGAACGTGCAGCTTGCTGGCTGCCCGCAGGCGATTCCCACCCGCGTGTCGCAGGGCGCATACTACGTGCCGATCACCATTCCCACCACGTGGAAGGGCGTCTACCGTCTGGTGTGGAACATCCAGATGTATCCCGACTGCCCGCTGGACACCGTGGTCGAAGTATTCGTTGTTCAGGGCATTGACCCAACCAACCCGGGATTCGAAGCCCCATCGGTTATCATCGCCGTTCCAGAGTCCATTGTCAATTCTGGGATGACTACCCCCGCCATGTTTGCCAAGGCGGTGATGTACGTCCGCACGCTCTTGTCGGATACGAACCCCGACCGTAATTACCACTTCCGCCCGCCGACGCCGAGCCGTGTGGTCGCAGGTTACAACACTCGCGTAGGCTACATCTGGTTGGATGCGGAAATTTTGATGCAACTGGACATGGCGATCAGCATGTTGAACTGGTACAACCCGATGAACGTCTACAACTACACGCTTGACACGATCCCGTTGGATTGGGGTCGCATCGCCGCCCTCGGTGCCGCTGGGCTCTGTCTTAAGCAGGAAGGCAACCGCTGGGCAGCCGATCAGTTCAGCTACTCACTGAACGGTGTGAGCTTGGATATCAATAAGGCCGATCTGTACGGCGGCTTAGGCGATTCGTACATGACACAGTTCAACACGATGGCTCCACTCGTGACAGCCAACCGTCCGATGAGCGTGGGCTTGCGCCAGCAACGCTGGCTGCTTGGTTAACATGAAGAAGATCGCAATGTATCAGGGGCACACGGAGTATCCAAGTCTGCACATCACGATTACAGACAATCCCCAATTCCATTCGGGTCGCCTGTGCGTTGACAGCGTTGAAGAGACCATCGAAAAGGTTTCCGCGTGGCTGAAGAAAAATTTGGAAGGACGTTTGAATGATAACTAATCTGCTGGTGATGAATTCGAGCTACGTCGGCAGCCGCGATCTGTGGTGGGTGGATGACGACCGTCAAGGCAAGAAGGGCTACAACATCTACCGCGCTTTTGACTATCCCACCAACTGGGTGAAGCTCAACTCATACCCTTGGCCCGGACATTTCTATCGGGACCAGTCGGCTCTCGAAGAGGTGCTCTACACGATTGAACCTAAGGATTGGCTCGCACGAGGCACGCCCTATAACGGGTCATCCATAAATCGCGGTCAGGGCAGTTGGGTTTTCCGCATCCCCGATTTCCCGTACTCCGATGTGGTACAGGGTCGCCCAGTGCTGGCAAATAGCCCCTACGGACCCAATGGCTCCCTCATCATTACTGTCATCCTCGACGGGCAGGAGTTCAAACCCGCTCAGGTGTCCGGGCTGGACAAAACCATTTGGCTACAGATGGACAACACGCTGCCCCTCGGTGGTGCGGTGAGTGCTTACCCGCTGAAGTCGGATGGTGTGGTGTGGCAGGCTGACTATTCTGGGGTGCAGAAGTTTCAAGTCAGATACAAGAAGCTCCACAACTTCGTAGAGATTTACGAGTCGATGGTCAGGACCTTTTACACGATTGTACCCGTGGGAGAAAATGGCGAACTCCACAAGCCGGGTGAAAGAGATTCGATGATCGTCAACACGATGGAAGTTGACAAGATCACGTGGGAGTATCAGGAGATGGTCCGCCGTAACCAGTGGATTTTCGAAGAAGTGGGTGAGCCCGCTTACCTGATGTTCAAAAAGACTCGTGGGAAGCTCTGTGGTTGCTCCGAGACTGGGTTGGGTCAAGCCCGCAGCACGTGCCCATCCTGCTTCGGCGTGGGTATCGTGGGCGGCTACTACGGTCCTTACGACTTCATCTACATCTCTCCCGACACCGCAATGAGTGTGGAACTCAACGAAGGCGGCAGGAAGGTGACCAGAGACTCCCGCAGCTACCTCGGTCCCACCCCCATCATTCAGGCTGGTGATCTGATCGTTCGTCGCAACGCGGAGCGGTTGGTCATCAATAACGTGGTTTCCAAGAACCCGAGAGGTATCCTCCTCCAGCAGGAGTTCATGTCATCCCTTTTGGATGAAGGGGATACGCGGTACTTGATCCCGATCAATACTGGCCTACCCACGATCTACAACCCGGTCGTCCGTCCCGATCCAAATGATGGCGAAGCGGGTCCGTTTATCGGGAACAAAGGACCATCAGGTGGCCCGAATCCCACGGGCAGCGGCGAGCCCATCTTTGACCCGCGCACTGTCCCGGGCAAGGACTGGGAGAACCCCAACATCCCGATTGGACGTACTCCAACGTTTGGAAAAATCCAAACTTAACGGACTTTCGGAGACCTATTTAGAGGGCATACCATGGACGCAAACGCACTAGCAAGCGCGGTCGCCAAGACCGCTCGTATCCTGACCGAAGAAGACCTGCCGAACGGGAACCCCGAACTCCAGAAGATGGTCGGTGACCCTGACGACTTCCGTACCTCTACCTTCGCTCAGTTTGCTCCAAATCCGGGCAACTTGCTCATGCCTAACCCCCTGTCGCCTATCGAAGGTGATGAAGTTTTCTTCGCCTACATGATGCCGGGTGCGATCTTCCAAGCACATGACGGCAGCCAGTGGTGGATTTTGGGCTACGACTACCGTGGTCAGGTTGAAATCGAGAACCGCTGGTATCCACGCATTCACGCTCAGGTTAGCGTTTACGACGTTCGCCGCTCCATTGACCAGTGGATCGAGCCTATCCAGCAGACGGTTCCACCGCCTCCTCCGGGCGTCAATTACGACGCACAGCCCGTCACCATCGTCGATCACGAAGACTTCGGCGCTGTGGACGATCTGTCTACAGGCCATCCGAACCGTGGTGGTTCGGGCGGTTGGTAAAACGGACTTTCTGTTGCAATAACAGAGGGATTTAACCGTGATTGATCTCACAGGCGCGAACTTAGTTGCGTATCTGCAACGACTCATCCGTCCAATTGTTGAGAAGAACCCAAGGTTCCGCAACGCTCTGGGCGATGTGACTATCCCCGCCATGAGCAATCCCACGACTGCTCTGCGGTGGAAAGACCTTCAGGTCATCGTCAAGACTGTCACCACCTCTGGAAACAGATTATCCTTCGATTACTACATGTGCACCCAGCGTGGTCGAGCCATCCTTTGTAAGGTAGCCGACAAGGACGGTCTCTTCGTCGAATGGACGAAAGAGGTTGACCCCACGCAAAAGACTCCCCAAGCGGGCGTCTATTACATGAACATCGACTATGTGAGCGAGGAGACTCGCGACATCGGCTTGACTGTTCAGAAATACATCTGGGTCGAAGGCAAAGGTCAGGGCGAGGCGATGGGTTCGGTGGTTACATTCCGCCCGAACATTGTAGACCCAACCCCAGTCACCTTGACAGCAAACATTACGGGTACGTCGATCAAAGGGTCCGTGGCTTCGCCGCCGCAAGCAGGTATACTCACCGTTTTAGCTACTAACAATTTTCAGGCGGGAATGAAAGTGACCCTCGATGGCGCTGTGGAACCCTTTTTGAATGGGCAAACGGTGACGATTTTGAACGCCAGCCCGTCACAATTTACAGCAAACTTCCTCGGCCCAAACTACACCAACCTCAGTAACGACACGGGCACCGCCGTAACCCAAGTGTCCCAGCTAGTAGACTTGAACACGCTGATAGCGACGGACCCGTCAACGGGCTTAGCCGTGGCTTTCAATGCCATGAACTCGTCGTTCGGCGGCACGATCACCCTCATCAACCCGTGCACCCAGCTTTGGCTTACCTTCTCTAACGGCACCGCGCTCAATCCCAACACCGATTACTGGTACGAGCGGCCGGTCACCGAGTTGATTTGCAAGTCCACCGTAGGCGGACAAGAGGTTCTGGGCATTTCAGGCCAGTACGTGACGGTGACTTTCACCGATCAGAACGGCTATCAGCTTCGCCCCGGCATCGACTTCCGCTTTTATGGCAGCCCCCAGTACATCCAGCTTGCGTCCCAGTCGCCGCCCGGGAGTACCATCACGGCGAACATGATAGCGAAGCTCAACCCCTACACGACGCCGCCCGTCAATCCCGAAAACATCATCAACATCGGAATGCTGCCGAGTCAGAGTTTGGCTCCGAATCAGGTGTTCATCCACACCACGCAAGGGAACTTCACCGATCCGACCGTGAACTCCGATGGCACGATCACACTTCCCGTCCTGCTTCAGCCGGGGGACACGTATCGGTACGACATCCGTATCGACGCGGGCACGTTTAAGGCTATCGCCAAGAAATGGGAAATCAACAGCTTAGTGATCGTCGATCCTATGACAATCGAGTGGGCGAAGCCCGATCCGAATCAAGAAGGTAAGTGGAGCCCCGTATCCGCCGAGTGGGTAGCTGATGCCGATCCGAGTTCACTGGTGGGGGTTGTCCAGACCTCGGCTGGGAAGCCGCTGCTCGACCAAAACGGCAATCGAGCCTACGTTTTCCCGGGTTTGTGGTTGGCGTTTGGTGACATAGCCGTCGTCGGCGATCAGTCGGCAATCATCATAAGTCCTTCATTAACAGAGACTTACCAAGTATACGGATCAAAGGAGAACCTGACTTTCACGTTGGAGATCAAGTCCAACGACCTTCAGACCTCATCCGATCTGGCCGAGATGATTAAGCAGCACCTCCTTATCACTAGCCGCAAGAACGTGGAGGCGGACGGCTTAACGATCTTCGAGGCGACTCGCGACTACGTGGGCGAAGCCCGTGACGCATCGGGTACGGCGTCAAACTACATCTACAACGTGACCGTGACGGCTTCCGCAGACTGGAAGGTATACAAGCCGCTGGTGACGAGATTGGTCAGCTTCGAGATTGTCAACAAGCCCACGGTAGGTAGCTGGGGTGGAAACCTCCAAGCCACGCCACGGGTAGAGGCATTCGGTGCGACGATGTTCATCCCGAGTTATGTGTAAGCGGAAAAATGGACTTTAGAAGCCACAATCAGAGACGTTTTCTGGGGAGTTTTCAATGACTTATGAATTCAAATGCCACGACTGCGACCTCGTTCTGGAGCATCTTTGCCCGATAGGGGAGCAGCCGAGCTATAAGAAATGTCCGAAGTGCGGTAAGCGGTGCGAACAAACGATCTATGCACCGTATGTAGCGACGAGTGGTATGGGTCAGGCTTCTTTGGATGTTGTAATCGGGCGTGACGCTGAGAAACGATGGGATCGCATCAACAAGCGGCAAGAAGTTCGCGACAAGGTTCGCAAGGAAAGCGGTAAACCCGCACTGACGAAGGTTGGACAAGACGAGTACAAAGCCCACAATAGGCCGCTCGATTTTGTTCCGACAAACGGAAAGTAAGGGCTGAAAATCTTAGATTAACGAGAGAAATCGACTTCCAGTCTCCTAGATTGAAGTCAATTTTAAGAGGGAAAACCCATGGCACTGTTCACATCCTACGCACCACCGGGCGTCTACACTCAAGTAGTTCTGCAAACCAACGCGGCTCCTACGCTGGGGACTGCCCGTATTCCCGTGATTATCGGTGAAGGTCAACAGTTTTTCAGCAACAACAACGTTGAGTTGTTCCGTGGTTCCTCCTCAGTTCAGGATGACCAGTCGGTCAGCGAGAACATTTCGAACCAAGTCACAGGGTTGACCCGCACATTCCAGACCAGCTTTTTCCCGGTCACGGACGGTACTGGCAAGGGCGTGATTTCGAACAACCCCGCCGACGTTCAGGTTGAGTCGATTGACCAGAACGGTAACATCGTTCCCGTAACAGTGATTTCACTGAACGGCGCAACGGGTACGTTCACAACGCAACTCATCATCCCCACGGGCTACGAAATCCTCATCACTTACTTCTTCAAGCGCGGTGACACGTTCATCGGCATCGGTGGTGTGGCTCCGTACAATGTCCCAGAAAATCTTCTGCCACAGATTCCGAGCACGGCAACTCTGACTGTGCTTGACGGCGGCGGCTCGCCTCCGGGAAACCAGACGGTTGTGTTGGGTCTCTCGACCCCCGGCCAGACAGGTAACCTCGTTACCCTCCAGTTCGTTTCCAGCCCCTCGCCTGTCCCAGACGCTCAGGCGGTTGGTGGTGCAGGCACCGATGCCATCACGATCAACATCAATGGACCGAGCGGCACCCGTACCCTTGCCAGTCTCGTCAGCCTCGTCAACGCAGGTATTCCGACGCTCGACGGCGGCTACCTGACGGTCACAACGACCACGGGCAACCTCACTGCTCCGCTGACGGTGAGCGCAGGTGCAACGCCATTCACGGGCGGCGTTGGCGGCAACAGCAACACAGTATTCAAAACCGCCCACACCCCCATCGTAGATGGGACCAACGGCGGCGTGGTCACGACCGACGTAACCAAGGTCATCGTTCAGGTGAACGGCAACAACGTCGCAGTCGCATCCTTGAATGGTGCGGCGGGGACCTTCACGCTGGCTTCGCCCGTCTCCGCGCCAGTCGCGTTGGGCGGAACTACCACGTCCTTCACGATCCAATATTACTTCAACTCGTGGCAGAACACGTATGATCTGCTTCCCGGTCAGAACATTTCCTCCATCACTCAGGTCGGTCTCGGCCCGAATCGTGCGGACTTTGTTCAGGGGACGGACTACGTTCTCGGCAGCATCCTTGCTCCCGATGGCTCCACAGTCCAGACCATCAACTGGGGTGCCTCGGTATCCTCGGCTATCGGTCAATCCGCCGCTGGCGAATCCGCGAACTTCACCGCCGCTGAGATCACCACCGCACTGAGGGACGATCAAGTTTATCTCCGTCCGCTCGCGGGCGCTGTAAACGGCAAGAACACGGTCTTCACCCTCCCCGATGTACCAGTGGATGGTAGCGGACTCAGCGTCACGACCGACAATCCTGCGTTGGTTCAGGTTTACGTCGGCTCCGATCCGCTGGAAGCTTTCCTTGCGGGCGCTGTACGTGTGGCTACTCTCTCTGGTGCAAACCAGCTTGTGACCCTGTACAATCCCCCAGCGTCGGGCAGCAACGTGTACGCTTCGTACTACCGCAGCCAGTTGGCTGACCATCAGTATAGCGTCACGGTTGTCAACCCGGGATACGCGGGCAACGGTACGTTCATCATCACCGATGAGCTTGACCGCGTTGCTCCGCTTGTGGAATTTAACCTAGCCGCCAGCACTGTTGCTCAGAATGGGCCGTTCCAAGACACGGGCGTGGTTTACCCGAACGACTTCTCCGATGCACAGGCTCAGGCAGGTGCAGCGGTTGATGAAACAGTTACCCTGACCTTCAAGAACGACGGCAACGCGACTATCGTTCCCGCTGTTCAAGCAAGTCTGGCACTGTCGTTCGGTCCCGGCACGCTGACGTTCCATGCGACCACCCCGGGTATCGGCGGCAACCTCGTCCAAATCGTGATTGACGCTACGGACCTGAATGCCGACCCAGTATCGATCAATGGTGACATCGTTACCATCTACTCAAGCTGGGCTGGCACGCCCCTGTCCCTCGCCGCGATTGCAGCTTTGTTCCCATCGGGCGAAACGATTGATGGTGGGCAGATTCTTTGCACCGCGTCTGGTACGACCTCAGGCAACGCCGCAATCACGGGCGCTACGAATTTGTCTGGCGGCACCAACGCAATCACCTCCCCCGTCACGCACAGCTATACGGTCTCTTCGCCCAACTCGAAGGGTTCGGGCTCGCTGAACAACATCGGCTACCTCGACCAGACCTATGAGGACCTTGCAACTGGGTTCCGTGTGACGGTTGTCAATCCCACCGACCACGCAGGTTACGGTGTGCCGAACATTCCATCAGCTTACAACTTCGAACCCGGCGACAAACTCATCTTCAACGTGTACGCTGACGCAACAGGCGCAAACGCTGCCGTCCGCAACGCTGGTACACCCGGCATTGCCCCAGCACAGGCGAACAACCTGATCGCAATTCAGGGTCTCGACACCACGGTCATCTCGAACTTCGGTTCGACCGCTGGCGACTCCGTGATTATCAGCACGTTCAACAAGAGCGGCAACGACCCGAGCATCGGTGAGTTCTACTACGTCTCGTACACGACCGCGAAGACTGCGGCTGATTACGCGATTCATCTTTACACCGACCCAAAGGTTGCTTACGCCATCTACGGTACTCCGAACACGGTCAACCGCGTCTCTCTCGGCATCCAGTTGATGGCCGCGAACGGCGTGCAGACCTTCGGCGTCATCCAAGTCCCAGTGGTTCCCGGCACCAATCAGGGAACTTCGCAGGACTTCATGAACGCAATCCAGACGCTCACCATGAACCTCCCGGGCACCAACCAGAAAGCAAACATCATCTGCCCGCTGAGCACTGACCCGACTGTTCACCAGTTCTTGAGCCGTCAGTTGACCACCATGGCGAACATTCGCTACAAGGGCGAGGCAATCGGCTTCGTCGGCTACGATCAGTTCCAGACGCCAAGCACGATGCGTGCAAACGCTCGCGGTCTGTTGAATCAGCGTATGATCGCAATCGGTGCCCCAGTCGCAGGTATCCTCATCACCGACCCGAACACGGGTGTGGCGGTGGAATACGCGGTAAGTGGCGAATTCATGGCAGCCGCCATGATGGGCTTGAACGCAAACCCATCGAACGATGTGGCACAGTCCCTCACGTTCCAGAACTTGGTCGGCTTCAGCCGCTTGCTCGTGGTTTACGACGACCCAACGCTGGACGCGATGGCGTCAGATGGCTTGACGGACCTGTTGAACAACAACGGTGCCCTGCTCATCCGTCACTACAAGACCACTGACCCGTCGAACCCGCTCACCAGCGAGCCGACAGTCACCACGATCTCGGACTACGTTTCGCAGGTGTTCCGTTCCGACCTCAACCAGTTCATCGGTCGCAAGCTGCTCGACTCGCTTGTTACCGACATTCAGGTGGTCTGCAACGCCCGCCTGTCGTCCTTGGTTAACCAGCAGATCATCAGCGGTTACCAGAACTTGTCGGTTGTGCAAGACCCGACCGATCCGACACAGGCCGACGTTACCGTCACCTTCAAGCCGATGTTCTGTCTCTTGTATGTGTCGGTCACGTTCATTGTTCAAACCCAACTATCATAAAGGGGATACATGGCAGTTTGTACAAAATGCGGGACAATTGACGAGTGCAATCGAGACAATCGCAGGCGGTCTGGGTTTCAAGCTTGGTGCAGGTCGTGTCAGCACACCCAGAATAAAATCCGTAGGGATAGCCCTGAAACAAGGGATGCTGTTTTGATGCAAGATAAGAGACTACGTACTAAACGTGTATACGGCATCTCGTTGGAAGAACGAGAACGTATTTTTGAATCACAAGGTCGAACGTGCGCCAGTTGTGGCAACACCGAACCCGGAAGTAAAAAGGGGTGGGCGATAGACCATAACCATGAAACGGATGAAATACGCGGGATTCTATGCACCCCGTGCAACGTGGCTTTAGGTATGGTGAAGGATTCCATCGAACGCTTACACCAGCTTGAGACGTACTTGCGAAAATTTCAAAAGACATTAGGAGCAGTGGCATAATGCAACTACATCCGCAGGTATCACAGGCGAACGGCATCATCAGCGTGAAGCTAATAGCCACGTTTGTTGGTGATCCGACTGATGCGAGCGACAAAGCGAATATCGCGGCCTTCGGTGATCCGCAAGTGAACCTTGCAGGAACATTTCAAGACCCGTTGAACCCTGCGTTTACGTTCTTGTTCCCCGCCACTGACATAATTGTGGGGATCACGACGCAGATGAGTTCGAAGACGGCACGCTTTATGCTGGCTCTGCCAACTAAGTCGAACCCGAATCAGCCAGCACCGATTCAGGGCGAGTTGGATTGTGTCACGCTGAACCCGAGCGAAGCAGCGGAAGCTTGGTACTCAGTTATGACATCGCGTATTCAGCAGTCGATGAACATTTTGCGGCAGAAGATGCTGGTGCCGACGCTTATAGATACAACAATTTAAGAGGATAGCGATGAGCAAGTTGATGGAACAACGCAAAGCGGCACAGACAAAGAAGTCAACCATTCTCTTGTCCGTTGAGACGGCGCAGGATGCGGTTAACATCGGGAAATCCGTCCTCAATGCTCTTCAAGCCGAAGGTAAGAACGACCAGCAGTTGGAACAAGCCGTAAAGCATTTGGACACGCTGCTTCACAGCCAGCCAGACCAGATGCAGTCCGAAGGCGCAATGAGTGTCGAAGATTATTTCGACGATGCCGTTCTGCCTGAAGTGGCACGTCAAGCCAAGAATGAGGTAGATATGATCGCAACCAAGCGCAGGGAACAACGTCCCGCACAAGTAACTCAGAAGGCACCAGTACAGGCTCCCGCCGCCCAGCCGCAGATGGCTTCCGATGAGAAGACATCCGCCGCTGGCAATGACGCATACACGACTGACCGTGACGAACAGGGCAACCCCAAGGCTCCTGAAAAAGCCGAAGTTCCCCGTCTTGCCGCAAAGAAAAAGGAAGCACAGCCCGACGCTCCTCCAGTCGCTCCCCCTGCCGCCGCACCCGCAGCCCCCGCCGCTGGCGGTGGATCGCTTGATGCTCTCTTCGCCAAGCTGCCGTCCGACTTCCTCGCCGATCTGGTGAAGAAGCTGACCAGCCTCGAAGGTTTCGAACAGGACAAGGACGTACAGGCAGCCGTTGAGAATCTGGCTGGGAAGCTCCAACAGCGCCCAGTTGAGGCCGCTCCTGCTCCTGCCGCTCCCGGCGTAGTCGCCTCTTCAAAGAAGGGCGGCGATTTCGGTGGTAAGCAAGCTCCTCCGTTCGGCAAGAAGGACGAAAAGAAGGACGACAAGAAGGAAGCATCCTTCGGTGGTCTGAGGTTCGTGGCAGCCGAGAAGGTCGCTGTGGCTCCTCCGGGTCGTGAAGATCAGGTGAAGGCACTCAAGAACGAGAACGTAGACAACCCTTACGCCGTGGCGTGGGCCAGCTACAACAAGGGTGACAAGAAGGGCGCTCTCCGAGCCGCTCATCAGGTCATCGCAAAGTTCGCCGCCGCTGGTTTCTTCTCGTGGGATCAGTCAACAGGCGATGTGACCGAATCTGGTGGACGTACACCAGAAATCGGCGAAGCACACAGCAAGATTGATGAAGCTCCCGCCCATCTGGATCGTCCTACGACGACGCTCCCGATCAAATTAGCTGGCGAGATGACGGCTCAAAAAGCTGTAAAGGAGGCGGAAAGGCTGGGTCAGGAACTAAAACAGACCTACCTTGACGCCAAGTCGATCTGCACGGTGAACGATAGCCGTCCAGTTCGCGAGTTTGTAGAGAGTATCTTCCGCGCAGGTGCGATGGCTGATGAGGCCGTCAAGACCTTGAACAAGCAGGTCATGCAGGAAGAGTCCGAAGAAGCGGCTGCGAAGGTCCGGGAGAAGGGTAATAAGAAGTCTTCTTTCAGGGGCTTGGCGCTGGTAGCTTCGGCTGAATAAGTTTGCGAGCATCCAGAAATCCCCACTAACCGGGTAAAGCCGCCTGTGGGTCAGTACGGGATGAGTGGCAAATTGAATAGCCGCTTGTAAGCACCGAGGTGAATGCTCGGCTCGCGAAGATTCGGGGAACGAAAAACGCTGGGTCATCGTGTGGTGAATTTCACTGCCTTAGGTCCGTTAAGGTTACGAGCGATGAATTGGAACGAAGGTAGTTACGTTCCCCGAGTTGTAATTTCAGTTTTCTGGATTTCGCAATTGTAGTGTAGAAACCCCTTTTTAAGGTGGGAGGCAAACATGTCCGAAGGTGGATACGTATATCGGCAGGGTACATCACCCAACACTGAGACTGTAATCTCGTCTCGGTTCAAAATCTTTACGGATGCCGTTGATGTCGGCAAGTTCGTAAAGCTGGGCGTAACCTCGTCCTTCACATACTCAGAATCGAAGACTGTCGATGCGGTTCGCGGCCTCGGCTACGGCGATCAGGTCGCGGAACTCGTTCCCGGCGTGACTCAGCCGCTCAGCATCTCAATCACTCGTACCTGTCTGTATCTGGCGAACCTCATGCAGGTCGTCGGCTACAAGGCGGGCGTGAGCGGTGCTGTCCGCTCCCTCAAGCATCACCGCTGGCCGTTCGATATCAAGCAGGAGATTGTATTCTCCCAGCTTGCAACTGAAGACCCGAACGTCGGGCAGGCAACTCTGGCTGACATTCCAAACGAAGGTGGTTTGAACAACACTGGCAACCCCGGCTTGCTTGCCGTGGCGACAGTGTATGAAGGTTGCTGGATGGAGTCTTACAACACGGCGTTCACGGTTGACACCGCCGCCGTCACTGAAGATTGCACCGTTACCGTCACCGACATTTTCGATGTCGCTGGCTCTGTCTACGGCGAGTTCCTTGACGCAGGTCTCAACAAGGGCGATGCCACGGGACGTTCACTCCTCTACAGCACCTAACGAATTCTGGAGAACGGTCTGGACTTTTCTCCAAAAGCTGAGTATTATGAATAAGACGGACAAGGCGTATCTGCGGAAAGCAGTGCTATTGCGGTTAATAGATGCGCCTTGGGAAGGTGTAGCAGGGTAACCTGCCCGGTTCAACCCCGGTGCTTTCCGCCAATCTGTTTTCCCAAGGGCTTGTCTGTCCACAATCTTCCCAAGGCGTGTCTTCAAAGTTTGAAGGCATTAGAAGGGGCGACTCGAAAGAGTCGCCCTTTTGCTTTGTTTTTAGGCTTTTGCGCTCTTTAATAGGATGAACCGCAAAATAACGAGCACGAAAAAGTGGTGTAACGGTTGTAAAAAGTGGAAATTGCACAAGAGGTTTAACAGATGCGGCGATCCTCGTCGAAATGGCTTTGCCGTCTACTGCAAGGAATGCATTAACAAAAGGAATCGAACGAACTACGCTAAAGAAAGCTCGCCCAAGTATCGAGCTACTCGCCGAAAATGGCGACAAGAAAACGCACTTCGTTTGAGAGTCGAACAATACGGATTGACTCCAGAGCAATACAAGGAGATGTGGGATGCTCAAGACGGGAAGTGCTACCTACCGTCTTGTAATAATTCGGCGTCCTGTATTGACCACGATCACGAGACGGGGCAAGTGCGTGGCCTATTGTGTAGGACGTGTAATTTGGCTTTAGGACACTTTAGAGACAGTCTACAACTTCTCAAAGAAGCGGTTGTATACTTGGAGCAGTTTTCATGAACCCTCTTTTTCGAAAGAAAGCTCTCGACCCTTGGTTTGAACAAATCAACGAGCCCGATTACGCTGAGCATCAGCACCACTCTGACCCCGGTTACTCTACCCAAAACGGCAAGGATTACGCGGGTCGCGGCTCCACTGAGAATGAGGGTGGTGCGCTTCAAGACGGTATTCCCGCCGATCTCCTGTCCATCGAACTCGGTAAAACTGGCAAGACCGCCGACAACGACGACGACTTCTATCGCGAGTTAGAGCAAGAGGGACAGCAAGACAGGGAACTGCACGAAGAGACTCAGCCCGCTGAATATGATGAGGCGTTAAACCGCGCTCTGACAGCCCTCGACGTGCTCGCTAAGATTCCTTCGAGCCAAGACATTCAGGGCTGCGCCCAGATGACCGCCGCCGACTTACGCCAGTTCGCCGAAGAGTACAAGAATGGCAAAGCGCGTCGATTCTCAAGTGACGAGGACAACCCGCACGTCACCTCGATGCCCAGTGCTCCAGCCCCAGTCGATCCCAGTGATGCAACATTCTTCAAGGAGAGTGATCCCATGTCCGATCAATTTTCGCCTACCGAAGAGAAGATCAATGCCGTTGCCGCAGGTAGTGGGTTCCGCTATGGGGGACACGTTACGGACGGAACTACGTTGTGGTTCAGGGGGAACAGTGAGCGGCTTTCGTTTAATCCCAAGACTGGGAACGTTTCGTACCTGAGGAACGGGAAAGTTGAATCGGAGTGCCCCGTTGACCAACTCAAGCATATCGCGTCTGCCGAAGATTTTCATAGAGCTTTGAAGAAGCAACTCGGTCAGGATAAGACGGGCGCTATTCGTCCGTCTCCCCACGCTGTGTTCGAAAATAAAGTCGATAATGCTACTGGGAAACAGCCCGAAGCACCGCCAGAGCCTTCCGATGACGAAGTGATGCAGGCTCAGAAAACTCTCGAAAACGCGGGGGTTGGCGATCAGATTGGTGTCAACGCTGCGGAAGAAAGCGAAGCAACTCTCCCCGATGATTGGCCGGAAGGCTGGCATTTGTACGACCCGAAGACTGGGGAAGAAATCAAGAAGAAATCCGCCCCGAAAGAGGCGGCTGTCACCAAGACCTATGGCACGGGCACGCCTCCGGGCGGCACCCCGAACGACCCAAGCGTGGACATCGAAGATGACGAAGATGATAAAACCGCAGCCGCAAAGACGGCACTGGTTGGCATTCACGAGACGCCGAAGTTTCTCCCACCTCGTGACGATGTGCGTCGGCACCTCGATGAACAGGTGCAAGACGAGGTAATGGAAGGCGTGATGGATGGCGTGAAAGATGACAAGACCGCCGCCTCGGACGATCAGGCAAACGAATTTTACTTGGACAAAGTTGACAGCATGAAAGCCGAAGCCAAGGATGCGTTCATGCTGGACGCCGCCATGCAGCAAGAGGCTCAGGATGCAGGTATGAGCATGGACGAACTGTGGGATGAGGTCGGTGGAGCTTTCACTGAGAACTACTACATTTCGGCCTATTCCAAGCAGGGATCGATTGAAGTCTATGAGGGATTGAAGTGCCCTAACTGTAAGAGTACGAAGGGGAAACCCGTCGAGGACGGTACAGACGGTGGGGTAAGCTTGCAGGAATGCCTTACCTGCGGGAGCTTTTACTAACTACAGCCCTCTTAAATAGGAACTCTATGCCCTTTACGAAGATAGCAAATGCCGCTTTGCAGGAACCAGTCATCGCCCCCGAGGACTGGATCAAGCTGCACGGAAAGCACGTGTTTGGGCAGAAGTCCGCCTCGGGTACAGCCGCCGCGCAAACCTTCCGCAAGTCCGCCGACACATCGAAATACCTGTTGTCGCACTGCACCATTATGGCGAGCGTTATGGTCGAGGCCGACCCCTACGATTACCTCATCAAGCCGGAATGCGCTCACCTCGTCAACAACAACGACGACGCATGGACGAATGAAGTTCTGAAGCTCAGCCACAGTAGTTTTGTTGGTGCCTTCAACTTCGTAGAGCACTTCCAGAATTCCAAGTACGCGAAGGGGCACATCCTCGACGCCATCCTCCGCAAGATCAAGCTCAATGGTGACGGCTCCGTGTGGGTCTATTTCTGCGATATCCTTGTTGCCACGGACCTCGGACACGAGAAGCTCATCAATGACATTCGCAGCGAGAAGGTCAAGTACCTTTCAATGGGCTGCGTGACGGACCTCGTTATTTGCAGCTATTGCGGTGCTCGCGTAACCGATCAAAACACCTACTGCAACCACCTGTCGTACCAGAAGGGCATGTTCCTTACGGACGACGACGGCATTGCTCGCCGCGTGGCTGAGCTTTGCGGACACAAGACAATGGCTAACGGCGGCGTGAAGTTCGTGGAAGCGTCGTGGGTTGCTACCCCGGCTTTCCCGGGTGCCGCGAAGCGCAATACCGTGGCTGAAGAGTGGGTCGGACCACGCACCAAGTACACCAAGTCATCGACCGCTGGGAAGATAGCAAAAATTGCCAGTGGAAATGATGAATTCGAAACCCTTGATTTAGGTGATGCTTTAATGAACGCGGACCTGCACGGGAGACTAATACGCTAATGGCAAACCAAACGAAATCGAAGCTCGCAGCCGCAAAAGCGGCACTCAGCCGCAAACAGGCGGATTTAGACGCTATTGACGACCAGATCATGGGTCTGGACTCCGGTATCCCCTCCGATCTTCCCGCGACCCCCGAATTTGACCTCCTCACCGCGAAGCGCGAAGAGCTTGAAGAAGAGATTCGCACGATGCGCGAAGGCGTTCAGTTTATCTCCGAATGGGAGAAACTGAAGGGCGGACAGTGGTCGGAAGGCATTCGGTCCCAGTTGGACGGCCTCGACTCAGAAATCGCCAATATCGCTGGCGGCGATGCCGTCGAGCCGGGTATGGGCGTAGGTCCAGATATGGGAGCCCCGTTGGGCGATCCCCTAGCTCCACCCCCTGCTCCCGACGCTTTAGCAGCACCAGCGGGCGACGTGGCTCCAGAAGCCGCCCCAGCCCCAGATGCGGCACTAGACGCACCAGCAGCCCCACCAGAAGCACCTGCACCTGCCTTGGAACCTCCTATGGCGAGCGCAAAATCCGCAGTAAACAAGAAAAATAACTATCAAACCTCTCAAAAGAGGGGCAATTCTGCCTCTCCCGAGATGAAAAAGGAAGGCTCAACCATGGCAACTCCTACAGCTACCAAGCCCTCGAACTTGAAAGAGAAGCTTGCAGAACTGAAAACGAAGCGCGAGACGATCAAGAGGGAAGCACAGGTTCGCACCGCTGCGGCGTATACAATCGCCAATACGATGCTTCCGGGTGCCCCCGTCGAAAAGCGTCAGGCATTCGCCTCTTCGCTGCTCCAAGGTAACGACACCAAAGCTCTCGTTGCTGCCCTCCGTCAAACCGCGATCAACGCCCACTACTCCAAGGTCGCCGAACAATTCAAAGAAGTCCACAAAGTCGAACTCAATGATCTCCTTGAGGACCCGTCCGTTCTGAAGTCCGAGCGTTCGGCTGTCGAAAAGGAAATCAAGGGTGACGCGAAGTCGGCTACCTCGAAGAAGGCCGATGACCGCAAGGACGCTGGTCCGCAGACCGATACGTACAACGACGGTCGTGGATGCGGCGGCGGCACTCACTCCGAGCCGAAGGAAATGGACGCAGCTAAGGCTGCCGAACGTCCCGACGCTGGTGAGAAGCCGGGTCAGACCGTGAACCTCAGCGACGGCAAGTCCGCATCCGCGAAGAACGCGAAGTGCAAGGACGGCGAGAAGTGTGCTGGCTGCGATAGCTGCAAGTCCGCTTCCGACAAGAAGGCTGCTGAGAAGAAGTGCGACAAGTGCAAAGGCGAATGCAAGTGCGCCTCTGCCAAAGCCGTTGCTGCCAAGGCAAAGAAGGCCGATGAGCCGCCAATGGATGCGCCGATTGACGCACCCGCAGGCGATGCCCCACCGATGGATATGGCCGCTCCCGCAGGCGATGCAGGGCTGGACGCTCCTCCGATGGATGCAGAAGCTCCCGCTGACGAAGCAGGCGCAATTCTGACCGACGAGAAGAAGATGGTCGTTCAGGAAAAGATCGAGGAAGTCAACGAGGCTGTCAAGGCCCTTGAGCAGGAAATCCTTGAAGAGAACGAAGAGGAAGTTCCTCTCGCTCTTGAAGAGGGTGAGCCTTCCGAGGAAGAGCTTGACCTTTCGTCTGTGTTCGATCAGGACGAGATGGAAGACAAAGCCGCGTCACTTGCCAACGAAGGCGACGAGCATCAGGCAGCCGATGACGGCGACAGCTTCTTCGCCCCAACATCTGCCGCAGGCATGGAATCTGTGCTTGACGACAGCGGTATGCAGGTAGCCAGTATCGAGAGCTATTTCGATATGCAGGGCTCTGACGCCGATCCACTTTACAGCCTCATTGCTTCCGAAGAGAAGGTTGCAATGAACGTTGAAGGCTTTGACGTTCTGGAATCGTTTACTGGCGAAGTTGCCAACAAGCTGAAGCAGAACGAGGCCGGTGCGGAAGACCGCGACAACGAGTCTGACCACGACGAGGACCTCTTCGTGGAAGCAATGAAGGATATCAAGCCTGAAGAGCAGGGCGCAAAGCGCACTCCTCAGGATGCGGTTCCTCAGTTGCAGTCTCCGAAGTCCGCAGCCGCAAAAACCGCAGCCAAGGCAGACCCGAAGGGCAGCATCAAGCGTGTCCGCCCGGTCGTAGCCTCACCGAAGCCCGTTGACATCGCCACTGCGCTGTTCGGCGACGACGAGTAATCCTTTGCAACATGATTGAAGGGGCAGGGGTTTACACAACCCTTGCCCCTTTTCAATTTTAGACTAGACAAGAAGGAAAAGCAGTATTAAGATAAATAAGGTGGAGATTATGGACAAGACAACGATGTTGATGTCCCCTGCGGCTGGAACAGCGATGGGACGAACGTCTTCAAGTGCTCCCGCTTCTGCTCCTTTGCAGAAGCAAATTACCGACCTATATGATCGTCTTGCGGCTACTACCGAGGGCTCGCCAGAGCAGAACTCCGTGTACGCAGAACTCGACCGATTGATCTTCGGGGTCTAGAACTCCTCATGCCGAAAATCAATTGGAATTCAATTGATCGGAAGAAATTCCACCAACGAATTCTAGAGGAGAGGCGTGCCTCGAAAGCCACTGATGCGGATGTTGCCAAGTTTGTCGAGTGGAGAGCCAGCAACCCCGATGTACCCGAGGGTGATTGGTACGCCCATTTCGGGGCCTTTATTTTACCCGGCACGGGGTCTCACCCAGATACGATCCTCAGTGGAAGTATGACACCATGGGGCGTATGTGTCTACCCTCCGCGAAAGAAAGCCTTTTACGGCCCCGACGAAATTAGTCGCGCCGTATTTGGCGACGACGAGTAATCAATCTCAACCGAGTGCATCACCAAAGGGGTCGCCTAAAAGCGGCCCCTTCATTTTCTAGCAATTACAATTTCCCGATCCAGACCCCGAGCCGCCTCGTCCTGAGCCCACGGATGGCTGGAACCCTTTGTAGTTTGGGCCGTCACGAATAACGAGGCTCGCCCAATCCTTAAACAGGGGAAAATGCAGCCAGTAGTTGCCCTTGAACTCGATCCAGTACCCGAACATGGCATCCCAACCGGAGTTCAGAACGGTGATGACACCCGTGGCGACGGGAGGCTGCGCGGGAGGAAGCTGCTGTGGGTATGGGACGGCGGGATTGGGAATCGCGTTCAACTGCGCCCACTTCCACGGTCTGTCCTTGAACGAATTCACGAAACGCGGGAAGATTTGTTCTTCAGGAAAGTTGCTCATCAGACCAATGCCGTACAGGTCGCGGCCAAATAGGACTGTGGTTTGAACTTTAGCTAAGATGGAAGAGACGGCGAGGATGCATCGGTATCCAGTTTGTTCCGTCCCGCCGCCTGTAGGCAGTTGGATAACCTCTGGGGTCTGCATCTGCACTGCTAGAATTTTCGCTGGAGGTGTCGCCATACTAAAGATTTGAGTAGTGGTATAATGGGGGATGGTCTTTGAGCCCCGGTGTGTCAAATGCGGTCGCCCCAAGCTAAGCCACACCATCAGTCTGCTGTGCTGGAGAGGCTATGGACTGGGTTACTGGGACACCCACTACGAGCCCGTCTCTGAGGAAGTCAACGCTCTGTTGATAAAAGCGTGCGCTCTCTATCGAGGCTCGAAAAGCTACCCAAAGCTGATTTCATAATCTCAACAACGTCGTGAAATTCAAAGCCTCGGATAAAACTGAGGCTTTATTTTCTGCGGCTTAGAAAATCGCAAGTGAAATTTCCCCGATAACCCAATCCCATTGGGAAATTCCTCCTGAGTTACTAATTCACTGCTTACGGGTCACTTCAGTAAGGAGTCCATCATGTCACTCAGCACAATCATTCTCGAAGCAGGCGGCGTATTCGCCCTCGCGACCAATCAGGACGGCTCAGGCAATATAGGCGTCAACGTTGAGAACGCCATTTCTGTATCAGGTACGGTCGCGGTCACACAATCAGGATCGTGGACGGTTGCCGTCTCGGGCTCCGTTGCAGTCACAGGAACTTTCTGGCAGACAACTCAACCCGTGAGTATTGCCGCAACTGTTGCTGTGCAGCAAGTCCCGGAAACCTCGGGTGGTATGGGTCTACCCTACTCTGCTTCATTAACGAGCACTAAAGAGCAGGTTAAGGGTTCGGCCGGGCAAATTTACGGCTGGACAATCATGAACAACGGGTCGGCCCTTTGTTACGTTCAGGTCTTCAACAAGCTCAGCACGAACGTCACAGTAGGTACTACGACTCCAGACTTTGTGATTCCTGTCCCCGCTCCAGCATCAGGCACGAACGGTGCTGGGCTAGTTCAGGCGATTGATCTCGGTATCGCTATGAGCACGGGCATCACCATTGCTTGCACCACGACCCGAACGGGTTCCACGTCGGCAACTTCCGATGTACTATTCTTCTACGCATAAGGGGACGGCATAATGTCAATCGCAGAGGTACAGTACACGAGCACAACTGGCGGTTCCCAAGCTTCAAGTCTTACCTACGGAAGCAACAACACTGTTGGTGATCTTCTCATTTTTATATCCTACACAGGGGGTATCACCAGCGGTGTATCAGACGGTCAAGGGAACACATGGGATTTGGCGATTCAGTCTGGTTCAGCCTCTATTTTCTACGCCATGAATTGCAAGGCGGGGTCGAACACCGTAAGTTTTCCCGCTACGTTCGGTACAATTTGGGAATTTAGCGGGGTAGCCGCAACGTCCGCCCTCGATCAAACCAATTCTGGCTATTGGTATTCCTCTGCGTATGCCATCAGCTTGACTCCGACTGTGGATAATGAATTGGTGCTTTTTACAACACAATCATATTCGGGGGCATCCTATCCAACTGTCGGTGCGAGTTCACCATGGAACCCAGCATATCCCAATCCCGAAAACCGATACGATTATGGTGTCGGTTGTAGTGCCTATCAAATTCAAACCACGGCAGCAACTCTTAGTAACTCGGGTTGGACCGTGGGAGGCAATGGTGGAGCCGAGCTTGCGGTATCATTCTTTGCCGCACTGCCCGCAAATTTAATTATGCCGATGGGCTCAATGGGGGTGGTGTGCTAAACACCACAAAATTTCTTTCGTTTTTCCAGTTATACACCGTGGATCGATTGACGCCATAGAGTTCAACAAACTCAGCGACAGTCCCTTCCCATGTTAACCAGACTTTGTACAATCCGCCGTAATGTAGGCAGAAGCGTCGATGACCGCCGTAGACACCCTTGGCGACTTGCTTAAATTCTGTGCCGCAATCTGGACAGGTAAAATCTCTAAGCTTGGAGTTTTCTATTTTGTTGACGGCTGTGGAGAGTTTGCTCATCTTGTTACGACGGTCATCATTCCAACTTGCCGCTATTTTTGCGCGTTGAGTAGCGGGCTTGGGTTTGCCTTTGAATAGCAGACTGGTGGTCTCTCTTTGCCGTTTCGTTGAAACTCTTCCCAATGCTTTTATGCGTAATTTTTCACGTATTTCCGGCGTTGCTGGTACGCCATCCCCGCCTGCCGTCATGTTGTAGCCATCGGGCGACAGGGTTTTAAGAAGCAAAATCCATAACTGTTCAAGTTGGTTGAGTTCTTCGGTTGTGGTTGCTTTCGCTAATTGCTGCACGTGGAAATTTTCGGGGCCGTGTTTGCGAAGAGCGCGGTACAGGTACTCTTGATGGCGCTTTGGTTGTTTTGCGTTCTTCAGGTGTTCACGCCATCTTCCTCGAATGGTCTTTTCGGTTTTGCCGATGTACATCTTCCCGTCAACCAAGCTGGTTACCAGATAGACAAACATAAAACCTCTCTACTTAATACGGTCAAATCGACAAAAATCGCTAGTTAGTGAAAAAATTTGATACGCATGTCTTATGTGAGAGTCGTTCAACCTATAGTCCTGAGCCCCCAAAAGGCCGGATTGGGAAGAATAATCAAACTCTCGTACACAAAACTGGAGAAACCAAAATGAGTGTGAAATTACACTATCTGGGTCAGAACGATTCCGTTAACTGCACCCCAGCGGTATTCCTCACTGGCGATCCGGGAACTGACCAACAGACGTTGAAGGCTGGCGGATACGTCGGCGGCGTGATTGTAGCCATTCTTGGTGCAAGCACGAACGCTGCATACCCGATTCAACCTCCCAACCAACCTGCTTTCGGACAAATCGGTAACATCGCTCCATGCGACACGGACGCGACTTACTATGGGTCTGGAAACGCTGGCACTCCCTTCGCAACTCTGCTCAACAACGGCGGCGAATTCGCTGGCGCTATTGGGCCTTCCGGTTCCAAGAAAGCCCCCGTTGTCCGTGCCATGTGGCAGGGAATGGTGGGTAACTCGGACGGAAATTGCTATGATACGAGCGCAGCGTTCACACTCGGTGCGTATCTGTATTGTGGCTGCGCCACTTCCGCGAACATCGGACAGTACACCTCGGCGGCACGCAGCCACGCTGCTTCGCCCGCTGTCGGTATTTGCACCCACGTTCCAACCACGACCGAAGCTTGGCTCGGCGTAGCGTCGTTACTGTAAAGGAGAAAAAGAACAACATGGCAAACCTTTCTCGTACACAACAGCAGACGGCTATGCTCGGACAGTTGCTCAAGACTGCGGGTGGTCGTCAGAAACTTGCGGCTTCGTTGGGACCGTCCCTCCGTCGTCGTCGTGACTATATGAGCATTGCTCGCAAGGCTCTTATGGTTGAAACTCTTCCCGATGGCGCTCTGCCCATCTACGATAAGGAATTTGATGTAAGCGCGATGACCGTGGGTTCCACCCCGGGCTCGTCCTTCGTTGAGGCCTTTGTGGTAGGTGAAGAAGGCGGCGACATCGTGCGCGTCACCAAGCCAAAGCGCGTCACGGTTCCGACGTTTGAAATCGTGTCCAACCCGATGATTCCGATCACGCAGATCAAGGAACGTCGTTTCGATCTCGTCGCTCGTTCACTCAACCTCGCAAAGGCTGAAGTAGGCGCAGCGGAAGATGGTTACGTGTTCAACCTGTTTGACGGTGTTGCGGCAGGCGCAGTCGGCCACCCACCCAACGATCCGGTTTACAACCCCGACATCGCCATCAACGCTCCCATCGACATCAACTCGTTGGCAGACGGCTTTGGTCAGGTTGCACGCCACGATCTGTCGGTTGCTTTCATCTTCTTCAATCCGCGTGACTACACGGACCTGTTGAAGTGGACGCAGCAAAACATCGACCGTGAAACACAGCGCAAGCTGTTGAAGACGGGCGTCATGGGCTATCTCTGGGGCGCAACGCTCCTCCAGTCTCGTAAGGTCGGCTACGGCTGCATCTACATTCTGGCGGACGCTGAGTTCCTCGGCGTAATCCCAGAACGTATTCCGTTGACCGTGATGTCTGCCGACCGTCCTGACCTCCGTCAGATCGGTTTCAGCATCTTCGAGAACTTGGGCTTCTTGGTGTTCAACCCATCAGGTGTCCAGCGTCTCACAGTCAATGGCCGCTTCAACGCGACCGCCAACTACGGCGAGAACTAAACCTCTCGTTGTCGCGGTTAACCTTAGGGCTCGGAGCAATCCGAGCCCTTTTTCCTTTTTCCCCAATAATAACCAAATATCCAAGTATTAAGTAGAGGAGATATTTGGATATATGCAATGTGCCAGTGGTTCATGCACTAGACCCGCTCGTCCCGGGAAAACAAAGTGCGAAGCGTGCGCTGAATCCGCTAAGCAATATTATCAGCGCAATCGCGTTTACTACCCACAGACCATGAAACGATATTATCTGAAGAAAAAGTTCGGATTGTCGCTGGATGGCTACAATCAAAAATTCGAAAAGCAAAAAGGTCTGTGTGCTTTGTGCGGGCAACCAGAAACAATAACCCGAAGAGGAAAAGTAATACTTTTAGCCGTAGACCACGACCACGCTACGGGCATCAATCGAGATTTACTGTGCGGACGGTGTAATCGCATTTTGGGCACATTCAAAGATGATGTGGCCTTATTTTACAAGGCGATTGAGTATTTAAGTAAGTGGAGGCAGGATGCAACGTAGCTACGTAGCCAAGAGTCCGATCAATTTTGTTCAATTTAGCTTCCGAGTCAACGCCGGGGACATTCTCGTCCACGATACGACCGCCCAGCGCCTCACGGTGTACCGCAATGGACAGATCGTCAAGACCCTGAAGCAGTCCTCGCTGGGTATGAGCGCCTTTGTCAAGGACAAATCCGCCGAAGAAGTGATCGAGAAGCCCCAACCGCGACCGATTGACCCCACCGAGTGCGCGAGGTTGCTCAAGCTTTCCCATCCCAAGCTCACGCCCGACCTACCAAAAACCCCATCAACACCGCAAAAACCGACACAGGAAGAGATTAAGCAGAAGCGGAAGAAAGCTCAGCCGACCGAGGTCAGTCTGGATGACCCGGAGTTCCGTGAGCGGATGGGTCTCAAAGACGGCGAGGACCTCACTGATCCGGTGGTGCGTAAACGTCTCGGCCTCGGTCTCAAGCCTAAAGACCTGTAATGCCCCGCACGCCCCGCAAAACCCAGTGGTGGAGGACCGTTCGCAAGTGCGATGGGCGGTGCTGGTACTGTGGTTACGCTCCCGCCGAGCTTTGTGACCTCACCGTAGACCATGCAAAGCCCGCCAGCCGAGGTGGACCGAACGCCGAGTGGAACCTCCTGCCCGCCTGCGAATACTGCAATCGCCTGAAGGACAATCAAACAGTTTCCGAGTTCAGGAAGCTGGTTAAAATGAGGGTCGTCCGTAACCTCATCTCACTGGGTTACATCGGGGACGGTCTAAGTCGTTTGAAGATAGTGTTTTACGGAGAGGGATATGACTCCGTGCTAGGCTACTGACTTTCAATTTCTCAGATGAGGGCTTCTGTCTAAAATGAGCGTGACTGTCACCATTCCCCTATCTAGGCTGTACGTGAAATTCGGGGTAAAGACTGCGATTTCACTGCCTGATCTCGTCCGCCAGACGAACGCCTTCTCGAAAAAGTATCGCCCGGGATGCACGCCATCGCTGCTCGATTCGAACCCCAAAGCCCTGTTCCTCCACTACAACGTGAAGTGCAACAAGGAGGATTCAGACCCAGCAGGGCACGATGTGCGCGTTCAATTTGACACGACAAAGGTACAGGAGTCGAGCCAAGCGAAAGACCTCGATGTGCAGATTAGCTGCTCCTGCCCCGCGTTCTTGTATTGGGGTGCCCAGTGGAACCTCCATCAGCGAGATGGGCTGCTAGGGACGCCTAGACCGCAATTGCAGGCACCTTCTGAGCAGCTTGACCTCCGGGGGAACTTCGTTATCTGCAAACACGTTCATGCGGTGTTCGAACGCATCCTGCCTTCCGTCCAACACAACATCGTGAAGATTCTCCGCGAGCGGGCGATGCAGGAGAAGAAGGACGAACTGGACAAGACGCCCGAACGCCTCCAAGAGAAACAGGAGGAGATGAAGAAAAAGAAGGAACTGGAGAAGATCAGGAAGGTCAAGGACAAGGAGGTTCAGGACAAGCTGTACGAAGCCCTGCGTGAGCAGGAGGAAGCCCGCCTGATGCACGAAGAGGAACTGGAGGATCAGGTAGAGCCCGTGGTGCACCGCGATCACCCATCGACGGAGCCAGCCGAGGAAGAACCGAAGCCTGCCCCAGCACCCGCTCCAGCACCGAAGCCCGCTCCAAAAGGTGAGGAAGAAGCGATTCAGAACCTTTATCAGAGCGAGCAGAAGAGTATTGAAGAGAAGCACCGTAAGGGCGAGCCGCATCTGCATCAGGGCTTGCCATACGAGGAAACTGAGAGAAAACACGTGAAGGAAAAGAAATCACCGGAATACATGGAAAAACTTCGAAAGGTCTGGAAGTACGTTAAGGACCGCGCAAAAGAACTAGCCGTAAGCGAAGAGGGCAAATAACCACGTGCAAATAGTTCAGGCACTCACGAACGGGCCGTACCCGAATAGAATTCAGCTTGTAGTGAACTCGCCGTACTTTGGCCCGTTCATGCAGATTGGACCTCTTGGTGCATTCAATCCCGCTCGCGACCTGAGCATCTACGTGGACGGGTCACTTCAGACCGTGCAATCGTGGGCGTTCGACGGAACCAACAACCGCTACCTGATATATCTGGTTCAAGCCATAGACCCTCAGGGCTTCGTTCAAGTCGTTCATCACGTGCCCAACCCGCCTTTTGTAGCATTTTTATCGGGGTCGCCAGTCAGCGCCCTATTTGTACCCGGATTTGCACTGGTTGCCACCTACATTCCCACTGGTGACGTTGTAAGCCCGTTCATGTCGCTGGTCGCCGATCCTAACATTGTTAATGACATCGCTGGCTCACCAGTACCTAACTCCGTATTTTTGTTGTGGTTGACTGAGGGTGTACCACAAGTCGTCATAACGGATACAAATGGACTTAATACGATGCTCTTAGGACCGAGTGGCGTATACATTTTGGATATAGTGTTTGGACCCGGATGGGGTCAGCAGTGGGGGGTGAGTTGGGGCAGCGGATTGGCTTTAGGCACCATCACCCTGACGATGAATGGCTATCCTGCGACCGCTACAAACGCCGATTTGGGTCTCCCGATTGCTGGTCTCGCCCCCGTTACCGCGACCATCACTGTAGTCTAAACGAGGACTAACGAATTCTTACTTGAGGACGGTTAAACCATGAGCATCCACTTCGGCCCCAAAATTCCGCAGTTATTCGTTAGCGCAGCCCTCGGTGACGGCTATTACACCGCAGGCGAAGCGTTGCTGCGCGGGCTTCAGGCACTCGTTGAGTCGAACGTTATCAGCGTCGGGTTGAACACACCGCCCGTGTCCCCCGCCAACGGAGACTCCTACATCATTGGAAGCAGTCCTACGGGTGTGTGGTCGGCTCAAGCTAACAATCTCGCCTACTGGTCAACCGACAATCCAGCGGTTCCAAGCGGTGAATGGGAATACTACACACCGAAAAATGGTTGGGCTGTGGGCAGCGGAAACGCGCTTTACATTTTTAATAACGGAGCTTGGGCTACTACGACTTTGGCTTCGTTGTCCGATGTGTCCCTTCCCTCAGGCCCTTCGTCTCCCGTCACCACGCAATTAGCTACGGCAGCAACTTACGCCGTACTGGGAACCACGGTCACGAACTCGGATGGTGCGGGCACGGTCATCAGCGGTGGAAATGTCGGAGGCACAACCATCACCGCAGGCACCCCGCCATGGACTTTGACACCGCCTACGACAGTTATCTCGCCTGTCGCATCTCAAGCCTTGACGGACCTCAACACGGCAATCACTCATTACGAAGGTTTGACCTTCATCCAGACACTCACTACAGCAGACATGGGCACCCAGCATTCAGCGGGTGCTCCGACTGGCACCTACTATGCGGGCAATTATAAGAGTGGATCGAGCCTTGCAATCAGCACACCAATCATTCTTGATGCACAGGGCAGTCCGAACGCTGTGTTCGTATTCTACGCGACCGCTTCGACAATCACTCAGGCTATTGCTGGAACGATCACACTAGCCAATGGTGCTCAAGCTGCTAACGTAGTTTGGGTCGTTGGAAGCTCATGGACAACGATTGGTCCGGGTGCTGTTACTGTGGGTAACATTCTCGCTGTCTCGTCGATTACATTGGGCGGTGGGTCGTTGGCAGGCCGGGCACTAGCCAACGCCGCCGTTACCATGAATACTGCTACCACCATCACCGCCCCACCATCAGGAATACCGACTGGGGCTGTCCTTACTTTCAACGGAACTGAATTCGTTGCTACGGTTCCGAGTTCAGGTTTTGCAAACCCCATGACCACCGTTGGGGATATGATCTACGAGGGCTTGACTGGTTCCCCAGCCGTGCTCGGCCCCGAGCGACTACCAATCGGTACTTCTGGTCAAGTATTGACGGTGGTTGCAGGTGTACCCGCGTGGGAAACGGCGGCAGGTGGTGGGTCAAAGTTCCAGACAGCAGGACTGGGTTGGTTTCTTGGCGGTCAGGACTATAGCACAGTTGGGACTAGCGGAAGCATTCACACTAACAATGTCGTGAATGTAATCCAAGTCATTCTCGAAGTTGAGTTTGTCATATCCCACGTCACGGCTACCACGGTCACAGGTTCGGGTGCTGGCGGTTGGATGACGTGTGCTCTCTACTCAGCGGATGGAAATACGAAACTGATTGACGCGGGAGCAAATTTTCTCGACACGTCAAATCACAGCCAATGGACTAAACAGGTTGCGGTTGGGCCTGTCACTCTCCCTTCGGGAATTTACTGGTTCGCGTGGGGGAGTTACGATGCCTCAAACGGCGGTTCCGTGTTCAGCCATCAGGATTCCTCTTCGATGGCGAACCTCCTGAATCAATGGTCGTTTCCGTACTCGTCTCCAGTCCCACCCGTCCGATTTGGTTCAGCCGCAAATGCAATCACAGGCGGTGGGGTTATGCCCACCACTCTGGGCACGATTACGCCATTCTCGTTCGGGGGAGAGCCAGTCGTGCCTGTTGTAATGTTTAGCGTTTAAGGAAGGTCGTCATGAGACAGCGTACCTTCGCAAGTATAACGAAACTCAACTACAGTCCCCCTTTGCAGGGGGTATTCCTCCCTTCGGAGCTTAAAATGGCAAAGAAAATCGCAGCAGCAGACGCATCAGCAATGAACTCGCTCTACAAGGGCGAACTCGGTCGTCTAGGCCTCAAGGTAGCACAGAAGGACGCAAAGGACTCAGCCGCAGGGCAGTCCCACGATCCTCAGGCGTTCGAGGATCACGAAGACTACATGAAGACCCTTGAGTCAGTCCTGAAGGAAGACGAAAAGACTGGCGGCGACCCTAACGATCCGATCACTGACTAACTTTGGAGTCTGGCAATGCTTGTTTACCGCATTACAAATACGGTCAACGGCAAGGTCTACATCGGCAAGTGGGAAGGCTCCAGCGTTAATCGTCGGTGGAAAGAGCATCGGTACAGAGCCCGCAGGGGTAGTCCATTCTACTTTCACAACGCCATCCGCAAGTACGGTGCAGAGGCTTTTACCGTCGAGGTCTTGCACCAAGCCAAGACCAAGGAAGAACTCCGTAAAATGGAGACCTTCTTCATTATCCTGCATCAATCCCATAAACCTGAGAACGGCTATAACCTGACGATGGGGGGTGACGGGTTAATCCCCAATGAAGAGACTCGTCGGAAGATGAGCGGGGTAAACCATCACCAGTACAGAAAGCCCATCCCCCAAGCTGTTCGTGACAAGATTAGCAAGTCGATGTTTGGGCGCACTGTTCCCCAAGATGTTTGCGATAAGATCAGCAAAACCCTTAGTGAAATGCCCTGTGTAACTTCAAAAGAGCAGCTAATAGCAAACCTCGGTACTAGGTTCAAAGACAGAAGGCACTCCGAAAGCACGATACAGAAAATGAAGTCGGCTGCTCAAGGTAGAGTCCCTTGGAACAAGGGTCGGCGAGAGGTGAACTGTGCGCCTTAACGCAGGACAAATCGTGTACGGTGTTGATGGAAAAGCCTACCGCATTTCGTCTACGCTGAAAATAGCGGGAGAGTGTGCCTTCAAATTGGCCGACCTTCAGGGGCGACCGTGTTCAACCCCCGCAAACTTCTCCCCGATTGCCGGGGCTTGGATGCATTTCGCGTCCCTCCTGAAGTTTGCCTTCAACAAAGACCTGACCGCGATTGTCAACTCGCTCATCGAGCAGGCGGGGTTACCCACTGACCCCAAGATGGACTGGGCGAAGTACCTCACCAAAATCTACTCGTCGATTCTCAACTCCGTAACCCAAGACCAAGACATTCAGGATGAGGTGATCTACCGAGCGGTCGTCTCCCTTCTGTTCGAGCGGACGCAGAAGAACGGCAAGAAGCTGCTGGAAAACTTTGCCGAGAAGGTCAAAGGCTTCGACAAGGAAACCCAGAAGAAGCCCATCGCTGAGCAGGTCAGTTCCTACCTCAAGAGCACGTTCATTTACTACGCCAAGGATCACGCGAAGCAGGACGCGATTGCTTTGATTCGCCCCGAAGAGATGAGCATGGAACAACCCGGAGAAGAGGGCGAGACCTACAACATCCTCGACACCGAAGAGCACGCTACAACCCCGGGCGTCGGTCAGTCCGAGTCCGACCGCGACATCAATCAGTTTATCGAGAAGTTCGAAGCGTGGGTGAAGACCAAGGAGACTCCGAAGTCCGCCCCCAATTACGCCGCCCTGCTCAAGATTTACTGGGATCAAGCTCAGCAAACCGAGAGTGGCGACGTTAAGATCAGCGACCTGACTCAAGAGTGGATTCACCGCACAGGTTTGAGCTTCGATTCCCTGAAGCAGTACCGAGACAAGATCGGCGGCTTGCTCCGCGACTTCGTTTACGAGAACAAGACTCAACTGGGCAACTCCTACCAGCTTGCGGACCTGTTGCAACACATGTTCCCACCGCCGCCAAAGGCGAAGGCACGTCCCGCCAAGGCTTCGTCCGAGAAGGTCAAGTTTAAGGCTGCTGGGTGCATCGCATCCGAGTATTGTCCGCAATGCGGCAACGATGAGAACGGCTGCTATTGCCCGAACAAAGCAGATTTGCTGGACGGTGAGACACGAGGCGATAAGACGGCCTCGAACCACCACCGCAAGCAAGTGTGCAAGTGTGGTAGCGTTCAGACCTGCCGTTGCTCGGCTCCGAAGATTGCTTTCAACGTGAACTCCTGCTCCAACTGTCGCACGGCTGCGGAAAAGCCGAAGTGCCCCCATTGCGGCTCTGACGATTACGGCTTGATGCCCACGGACTTCGAGACCGCCAAGTGCAACAAGTGCGGCAAGAACTGGGAGCACGGCATTGTCAAGGGTATCAACGATCCGAAGGAAGCTGCTTACGGACACGCCGACAGACCGATCAATGAGGAACAGACGAAGCTGGAACAGGACGTAGATCGTTTCAGCAAGGAACTCAAGAAGTTCCCCAAAGGGCCAACGGGCATGACGCCCGATGCTACCAAAGCTACCCCCGAGTGGCAGGCGGCGAAGCGCAATTACGATACGGCTTTCCAAGCTCTGCGGAATTACAATTCCAAACACACGGCGGCTGACCTCGGTCGATGCTCCTGTGAGTGGGAAGAGTGCCCGCTGGGTCACAAGGCGGGCGGATGTCCGAACCCCGCCGCTCACATGCTTGAGATTTACGGATACAAGACTCGCTACTGCCAGCCATGCACCGATGCGACTATCGAGTACATCCGTCTGGAACAAGGCACGGGTGATGCTGACAATACGGTCAAGATTTTATCTTCTGTACAGGAGCCATACTGCGATGGTTGCGATAGACTGAAAAAGAACTGCATCTGCGAGGGCTGTGATTGCCCCGAGAACAAGAACGCAAGCAAGTACGGCGATAAAATCAAGAAGATGGAAGCTCGTCGTGGCGAGTCCATTGATGAGACCCTGAAGAAAGCGGACGGTGAAGAGCAGCCCACCCTTCAAAAGCTTCCCAGTGAGGGCGGCTTTAAGCCTATCGCGGCAGGTCCTCAGTACGCGGCTCCCGGATTGCGCGTTGTGCTCGCCGAGGACTGGTTTATTTATGTGACGGATGAGACCACGGAGCACATGTGGGTTTACAATACGGAGATGTGGTACGAGTGGGGAGAGATTCCAAACGCTTTCGGTGAGGACACAACGAAGCCTCAGCCCACGGTCGAAGCGATGATCCCGTATGCCAAGGGGCACACACCTCAACCCGTCATGAAAGACGATGGGCAGCAATTGACGCTTCAAGAGTTTGAAACTGAGGGTGCGGAGTGGACTGACCCCGGCTTTGAAAAAGAAGGCATGATCGGGCACGACTTCGTGAACGCCGATCAGGATGCGATTCGTCCCAGCATTACGCCGGGTGACACTGGACGCCTGCCTCATGGACGCACGCAAGGATCGAAAGAGGCTGCGGAACTCGCTGGGCGTGGGGGCGGGTCGGACGATGTGCGCGGAGCAGGCGATCTGTGGCGTGAAGAATTTTATCAAGAAGGCGGCTCGGCTGGGGCTCCTCCAAAGATTGCGACATCATTGAAGACGTTAGAGTGCTGCGGGTCGGTCACGAATCACCACAAGATCGATTGTCCGCAGAAGGAAAAGGTTTGGAATGATACACTCGGTAAGCTGTACCCATCAGGCACGGCGGGACCGAAGGTAGCGGGTAAATGGAAAGTCCTCCTGCGTGATCCCAAGGGTCAGCAACGTGAACAGCAGGTTTCAGGTGTGGACTACGGTTCTGCCGAACGTGCCGTGAAAAAGTACATGAAGGAAGGCGAGAAGGTTGTATCGATGACTATTGCGAGGAAGACAGCGGCTCCAGCGGCAGCGGCTCCCGCAGCACGTCCCGCCGCACCTGCCGCCGCACCACAGACAGTAGTAGCTCCACCACCCGGAACGGCCGTTGCTCTGCCGGGTCAGCAACCAACGACCGAAGACGAGAAACCAATGCGGAAGACAGTTGTACCCGAACTTCCCGGAAAGAAGTGGCACATGACCAGCAAAACAGCAAGCATTCTCGAAGATGCCTTCGAGTATTTCATGGAAGGCAAGAAGGAGGGCGGGCTGGCGGACGTGTTCAACGAGCGTTACACCCGCACGGGCAAGGGCGAAGACAAGTACATCGCCTGCTCCAAGCTCATGATGGATTTTGAGTACGCTTTCCGCCGCGAAGAGGACGGCTCGCTGAGCGACATCGACGACTATCGTGAAGACGCGGAGAACGCCCTGCGTGAAATTGTCGGCGACGACCCGAACTATACCGAGCAGGGTCATACCGAGAGATCAAGCGGCGGTGTTACTGAGACGCCCAACAAGGTGAGTGCGGGATTGCTGACCGAACAGAACACGCCAGAGATGGAAGCTCGCGTAGCACAGTTGGCACAGACGCACCCCGAGACCGAGATTCACGAGAACTGCAATCCGTACTTTGAGCACGGGCAGTGGTGGATTGTTTGTGGGCCGTGCGGAGCCACGTGGTCGGTTGTTGACGTAGGTCACCACATGGGCGACGAAGGCGATCTTGATCTCGAACAGATTGACAACGGCGACGACTCTTGCCAAGAAAATTTCCATGAGTCTTCCACCCTCCCCATCCCGTCATCGCTGGCGACGAAGGCAGAGAACGTGATTGAGGCTTCTATCGAGAAGGAAGCGGACGGAGCACGCTTGACTAACATCAGCACTCACGATCTGGACACTGACACCGATGGTCACTGCAAGCGTTGCGGTATGAGTATGCAGGAAGCCTCGAAAGCTCCATGCGCCAAGACTGGTTCGGCGAAGAAAGCGTGGCTTGATGAGGAGGAGACATCGGAAATTCAGGGTCGTTTGGAATACCTCCGAGGCGAACTCCGCGCCGAGCGGATCAGTCAGGGAGAGTTGATGGAATTACAGGGCCTTGCCGACTACATTGATCCCGGCGATGTGGAATTGTTGGAAGCCGCTGGTGTCGAAGAAGTTATACCTCAGCCCGATGTACCCATTGAGACACCTGAGTTCGGCGAAGCCGATAAAACCCGTCTGAGGGGTCTTGGTGTAATTGGAAAGAAAAAGAAAGCGTTCGAGCCGGGTGCCAACAGTGGTATCCGTGGTTCCAACGACGGCACGTACATCTATCAAGCGGACGTGTGGTGCGAGAAGTGTGCGACAGAAATTGCTGCCACGCTGGACGCGGAGGGTAAGACGCCGCCTAACGTGATGGACGAGGCTTCGTATGATTCGGACAACTACCCGAAAGGGCCGTTCTTCGAGGAAGAATCCGATGCACCCGAGCACTGCTCTGGTTGCCACATTTTCCTTGAGAACCCATTGACCACGGACGGTCAGACGTACATGCAGTCGATGGTTGACGAGGCTCTGGCGAAGGGTCGCGGCGATGAGCCACACATTAAGGAATGGATGGACTTTTACGGGTATCATCCTGAGGAGAAGGACATGCAAGAACATGAATCATCCGACGCATCGGACAAGATCAACGCAATGCCGCAACGCGGCGGCAAGCTCAAGACCCCCGCACAGTTGGGTCTCACCGAAAAGTCAGACCTCGATCTGGCTAACGAGGGAATCCCACCTCGTCACAGCAGCGAGGACAAAGTAGCGGCGACTGAACAGCCCACGTCTGGCGAAGACGAGGGGTTCAACGTCAAGGTCGTCTACAACAAGTACGGCATCACGCTGGAGCCCACCGCCAACCTGCTCAGCGATGTGCAGGGTATCGGCGAGATGATTAACAAGCCGAATATCTTCGAACTCATGGAGGACTTCTTCACCAATGGCTGGGAGATGGTCAACCCCGAGGACATTGGAGCACTGACATCCGGCGAACTCATGAGCGACCAAGACGGTAACGTCTACTGGCACGAGCGTTACCAGATCGAGGACATGGTTGAAGAACTGATGAATGGCAACAAGGTCAACTTGCAGTACGGCGGCAACCTGTTCGAAATGGACGAGGGCAGCGAGATTGCCCCGCCTGCCGAACCTGATCCGAATCAGATGGACCTTCCACTTCAGTCTTCCGCTGAGGACACCGACTACAAAGACTGGCAGTATGAGGTCGCTAATGGCGACACGAAGCTTAATTTCGAGGACTGGAAAATGTACAAAGAAGAAGCGGATAAGTTCAGCCCAACGAGTTCGTCCGAGGACACTGACCATAAAGACTGGCAGTATGAAGTTGCCAACGGCGACACCAAACTGAATTTCGAACAGTGGAAAGAACACAAGCGGGAAGCCGATTCGTTTGGTCCGAATAAAAAGGAAGCCACGGGCGAGATGAGCCAGTCTGAAGCCGATGACGCCGAAGCATGGCCGATGCACCACGCCATCGCGAAGGCACTGGGCGGCACAGTCAAGGCGTTCGACCAGTATCAGGGTCCGTATGTCCTTGTGGGCTCCGAGATTCGCGGACAGGGCACCTATGCCCCTGCCATTCCGATGAAGGGCACCGTCCGTCTATGGATTCAAGCGACAGAAGGCGGCGACGGAGCGGAGCTTCAGGTCTACAATGAGGACAATCAGAAGCTCAGCGAGCCGTTCTGGTGGGAAGACACCAACGCGGCGGTCGATGCCGCCATGAGCGTGCTCGATCAGCCCGCAGCTAAAGCCAAGCAGCCAAAGCCGCCCGCAAAGCGTAAGGGTAGCGAAGAGAAGCAGGCAGCACCCGGCGACGGCGGACTCCAACGCGACGTGCAGAATCAGTACGAGAACCACCCACTGATCGAAATGCTGTGGGGCTCCCTGAAACGTGACCCGTCGAACAAAGATCGTGTGCAGACGGCATGGGGCACCAAGACGAAGCAGGGTTTGGTACTCAGCGTGGCTCGCGCCATGAAGGAAACCCCCGTCTCTGGAGAATAAACCATGGAACGATTAGCCGCAGAATACTTGGAAAAACACGCCTACCAAACACCTATTGTAGAGAGGGAAACACCATGGCAAACGTAAAGAAGGCAGACCGTGAGGCAGTTCGCAAGGCTATTGTAGCCCGCCGCGAAGCCCGTAAGACCGAAAAAGTGGCTCAATACGCGAAAATGCGTGAAACAGCGAAGTCCCCGGCGAAGTTCGCCAAGGTCCTCGACGAGCTTGTCGCCAAGACCGCTCGTCAGGCTGACAGCATGGAAGCCCTCCGTCACAACCTCGGTCTCGCGAGAATCGCCAAGGATGCTCCCGCCAAAATCCGCGTTGCAGCCGCCCAAAAGTACGGCAAGAAGTTCATCCGTATCGCCGAAGAGCAGCCAGATATTCTGGCTGACGCCCTCCAGCAAGCCTATAAGGGCTTGGATGAGCAGGCAGCCGCGATGGAAATCGCCGCCGAAGCTCTGGGTATCGACTTGGGTGCCACGCCTGCTGAGAAGGCATTTACCGACGAAGGCAAGCACGAACTTGAGCTTGGTGAAGACAAGGGCGAAGCTGTAGCCGAGTCCGAAGGTCCCGATTTTGAAGCCAAGGAAGAGACTGAAGCTGAAGCCGCAGCCGAACCCGCCGACGACGCGGAACCTGAAGCAGAGAAGGAAGCCGCCTCTGGCTCCGACGCTTTCAGCACCGACCGTGACCCATCCGGCAACCCCAAGGCACCGCAGAAGGCCAAGATGCCGCAGGCTCAGGGCGAGGCTGAGGGCAACAAACAGGGTTCTGGTGCACAGGAACCGACCAAGCAGAAGTACACCATCGCACCGCACTCCGAAAGTGCTGAGAAGTTCGTGAAGGAAATTCCGCAGGCTCAGGGTAAAGAAGCTGGCAACAAGCTTTCCGCGATGAGCAAGAAGGATTTCATCGCTCTGGCAGACGCAATCAAGAACATGAGCGTCGGTCCCGATGAGAAGCGCAACATCGCCGAGGGATTGTGCAGCACACTACGCGCATCCAACCCACGTTTCATGAAGGAACGCTTCATGGGCTACGTGATGGGCGAGAATGGTCCGAGCGGCGGTGCAGTAAAGCCGATTGGACAGCCGCGTAAGTCGCGTCCCGCACCGATCACGACTGCTCCCGCTGAAGGCATGTAAATGTTCTTCGTCTTCACAGGTGAAGAATACTACCCGGGCGGCGGCTGGAGTGATTTCCAAGGCACAGCCGACACCATTGAGGCAGCCCGTGCCAAAGTGGAATCCGTGATGGGCAACGACGATTGGTATCACATCGTCGATACCTCCTCCCTGAAGATAGTCGAAGAAGGCTCCATCAAAGACTTAACCACTTACGACCCCTACGAAGAGAAACGTCAAGCCGTTCCCGCCGCAGGCGGCGAAGGCTACCACGGCGTATAACCTGTTGAAAACAAACCAAATATAGTCCAAAATTCCTATCGTTTCTGACCCATTTTTGGGTATAATAGGGACATGACAAGCACCCAAGTAACGAATGCCCTGAAAGAGATTTGCGATGCGTTGATCGCGGTTGTGGCATCCAGCGGAAAACTTGGTACGCCTGCTGGAACTCTTTATGCAGCCCTGATGACGCATGGCTGCTCCCTCGAACAATTTGAGCAGGTCATGTCGGCTCTGGTTGCCGCAAGAAAACTCACGAAGCGGGGTGACCTTTACTTCGCAGTGGAGGCGAAATGACGTTCATCGAGAAGGTCAACACGTTCGAAGCACTGTACGCGGCCTACATCGCGAAATTGGCTCGGCTGGATGAACTCAAAGCCAACGGTCGCTACGGCTACCAACTACGGATGCCGAAGAAATCCCTGAGCATCGCCGTCGCCAACCTGCGGCAGTTTGGGCAGGAACAGAACGTCGAAATCGCTTCCTTACTCAACTAGGAGACTGACATGCGGATATTGCTTTTCAGCCTGATGCTTGCGGTTCCAGCCTTCGCGCAAGAGCCGCGCACGCCTATCAAACCAGCGGACCCCGTTGCCGCCGCTACCCATGACGTGACTGTCATCAGCGGCGAGTGCATGGACAAGCCATCGGTCCTGCCCACGGCGCTCCCGATCCTGAGAATTTCTCTTGGCGAGTACGCCCGCCAGATTCGAGCGCAGCACGCCGCCGCACCCAAGGCCGCGAAGATTACCAGCAACGATAGGTTTGACGCAGAAGTAGAACTCGAAGCAAAGGTGACGAACTAATGGTGCAATGTCAAAGCTGCGGAGCATGGGCTGGTCGCTACGAGCACGAAACTCAAGAAAGCGGTTGTCCGCCAGCACGGAATGGAGACCCGCATCATCGCTGCCCGTGTAGGCAAGAAGCGGGATGGCAAGACTCCGCTGGAGGTCCAGTGGTTGGGCTACGAGGGCTTCATCAACGGCGGCTGGCACGCGGTGGACGCCGATACTCGCATCGACCTGCTCTAAAAATAGTTCGGATTCCTATCCTTTTCGAGCCCCGATAGGGTATAATGTAAGTGATAGTTTTGCTGGTGAGCGCGGAAAAACCAGTATCGGGGTGCGAGCCTAGAGCCGCACCCTATTTCTTTTTAGGCAAGACGGGCTTCTTGCTTGTTGAGGGCTTCGGTGATCTTGGTTGCCTTCGTGCCGCGTAAATCCTCGTTGAGAACATAAGCGACCACGGTCTGCGACAGCTTGAGACCAGTGGCGATGCCATACTGAGTCTTCCCGGCGTGGCCAAGTTGAATGATTTTATCGACTGTGAGTTGATCCATACCTACTCCTTATTCGTAATTCCTTATTCGTAATAGACGATCATGAAATACTCGCTGAAGCCGCCACGTCCTGACTTGACTACCGAGAAGATCGTGTAGCTTTGGCTTTGAAGGCTGTTGAGTCTGTCTTCCAGATCGTTGTCCTTGACCTCGGTCGTGTGCCACTTTCGAATCGCCATACTGTTTAATACTACCGATTTGCCCGACTTACGAACATGTGGTCAAAATCGGGGTCTGTGATTTTCACTCGGAAGTCCCCAAGGATTGCGGGATCGGTTCGGTAAATATTCCCCAATTTTTGAACCTTCCGCTTCGAGAATCCCGTGCCGCTTGGGTTGGCTTTATCAATGAGAGAATGGATGAACGCTCCCAACGCCTTCTCTTCAGGGTCTTTGGATTCCAGCAGTTGCTTGCTTGACCGACTCATCGCACGGCGGATGTCAGGGCGGTGGAGCTTGTGAATTTCGGCAACACGCTGGAAGCTCCGGGTTTTGATGTACAGGTCAATGATCGTGCTCAGGGGCACGCTCTTGATGCTGTTCTCAAGTTTCGACTGCACCAACACGTTCTTCATCTTCTCCTCGGTGAACTCCTCCCCATACAGGATGAACGCGCATAGCACCTTGACCGCCATGCGGATGCGGAAGGAGCAGACCGTCTGCGTGCTGCGGTGGATGATCGCCAGTGTGTTTTGGGTCTTGCTCAGCAGGTAGTAGCTCAGCAGGAGTTCCTGATCCTCCTTCTTCAGAAGACGTAAAATCTTCAGGAACATTGGGAAATTCTCCTGAATGTAGGTGAGGATTTTCTGGTCCTCTTTCTTCTTGGGGTCGCTCTCTGCACTGAGAAGGGTCTGCCCTTCGAGGGCCTCTTCATCGGTTAGGAGCATTGCGCGGGCAGAAGTGATGGAGTCGAAGTAGGGCGTGTTTTCCGAAATTTTAGTTCACCTTTCCCCAACGCACAGCGGAGCCTTTGATGCCGCCTCGACTGAGCATTGTAGGGTCTTTCAGGATTTGTTGTTCAAAACGTTTTGCTTGTGCGGCTCGGACCTCGGGTGTCCAACCAGCCTTTTGTGCTTCTTGCATTTCGGCTCTGATTTTAGGGTCTTGCCAGCGAGCCTTGTTTTTCTTGCCAGAAGCCGCCTTGCCTTTCACAGTATCCGCCGTCGTGAATTTGTAGTAGTCCCCACGAGCCTTTCGTGCGATCCAAGCCTTCTTCATCTTGGCGATGGTCTCAGGCGAGGTTACGGGTGCCCATGCGTCACTGGTGACGTTGTAACCGAATTCTCGATCACACGCTTGAAGCCGGGTGATCCAAGCCTGTTCTCGGGCACGAAGCCATACAAGATCATCGACTTGTTCTAGAAGTTCGAACTCAAAAGCGTTGGCCCCATATCTGAGCCAAGCGGCTTGAAGGTGCACATTGGGGTGTTTTTGGACTTTCAAAAGACGGGTGTGGTGATATTTCCGCCGAATCACATCGGTTGTTGACCCGATGTAAACCTTTCCGTTTTCAACATTTACCCAGCAGTAAACACCGACCATGTGTTATAATACTAAACCCCACGTAATTTTTTGAGGTTTTTCCAAAATAAAACGGGCTCCCCGAGAGGAGCCCGATGAGTCTGACCAGCGACTTAGCTGTGTTGCAAGGCGACCACAGCTACGAGAGTCTCGTAACCGAGTGGGTTGGCGAAGCCGATTACCTCGCCAGTGCCGACTGGCGGGGAACCTGCGACTGGGCTGCCCCCAATTTCGTAGGTGACCAAGTAGTGAGCTTCAGAGCCCACCAGCTTGCCGTTGGAGATGATGTTCATTCCTGCGGCACCCGTAGCGTTTGCCGTGTTGATGGCCTCGGCTGCGGCGATGGTGACCGATCCGTTGCGAGCCAGCGCACGTCCATTGAGGGTTCCACCGTCCAGCGTGATCGACGTGTAAGCGATAATCGTACCGACCATCGTGTTGTTGTCGCCCACCTGCGTGAAGGAACTACCCACGATCCAGATAACGTTGCCAGCTTGGGCACCGTTAGCCAAGAGGACGGATGCACCGCTCTCAAGTGTGGTCGTTGAACCAGCGATGAACACGAAGGTCGCATTCGGGTTACCCTGTGCATCCAGCGTGATGCTCGTTGGGATGTCCATCGAGGAACCAGCAGAGTAGACGCCAGCGGAATAGCGGCTTGCGCCCAAGTTGCCCAGAGTCGAAAGGTTGGCCGACGATGCGCTGAGTACCGTTGCAGGCAGTCCAGCGAAGTAGTTGTACGCGGACGTTGCAGCGACCTGAGCCGCAGGAGCGTCAGCGTTGTCCACTGTCCACACAGCAACACCCGGCACGATGGTCGTGGTCGGGGATGAGCCAACTACGCCGCCCGTGACCACGGTCACACCAGTATTGGTGATGCCGCTGCCAGCGAGGATCGAGTAGCTTCCAGCCGATCCCAGTTGCCCGCTGGTATTGATTGCCGAGCCTTCACCAGCGCCCAAGCCGTTCGCGCTCTTCTGAAGACCGACCGCGATGATTAGATCATTGGCCTGCGTTGTTTGGAAAGCTGGTGCAACCGCAGGGTTAGCGGATGATAGGCCGACTGAAACCCCATCCAACGATACGCCCGTCATGTTCGTCCAGTCAATGACTTGGAAGTTGATGCCGCCATCGAATACTGGCTTACCAGCCGCCAGATCAAGTGGAGCCGTCACACCGTCCTGATAGACGGAATTGAGGTTCACGGCGTAAGTGCCTGCGTTTGCGGAGTAGCAAGCCCAGATGTAGAGACTCGGGTAGTAACCGTCGAGGCTCCAGTCTGCGGCAGGCCACGAGGAGTTAGGAGCGGGAGGAATTGAGTATCCGCTGTAATCCGCGTCCGCGAGGTTGATGTGTGCCAAAAGCACCCAGTTGTTGACGATAGCGGTGCCCGTGCCAGCGGTTGTCGTGATAGCTGTTGCCGACGCGATAGTGACCGCCCCGTCGCCCCCACCTACGGCAAGAGCACGCCCGTTGAGGGTGCCGCCGCCAAGGGTGATGGATGTATAGGCGAGGATGACGCCGACCATGTTCGATGAGATACCATTCCAAACAGAGGTGAAGGAGCTTCCGACGACCCAGACCACGTTCGCAGCTTGTGCGCCGTTTGCGAGGATGATAGATGCACCGCTCTCAAGGGTGACAGTCGAAGCTGCGATGAACACAAACAAAGCGTTCGGGTTGCCCTGAGCATCGAGGGTGATCGAAGTCGGGATGTCCAAAGTACCGCCAGAGAAGACACCTGCGTGGTAGACGCCTACTCCACCACCACCATTGTTGGTGCTGAGGTTAGCGAGACCAGTCTGGGTGGGGGTTAATCCACTGTAATAGGTGAATGCTGCATTGCCCGCAGTGCGTGCTGCACCCGCGCTGGCATTATCAATTGCTGCTGGAGGAACGAACGTGAAGCCCGCCTCAGGACCAGTTGTCGGGGCAGAACCGATGTTGCCGCCAGAGACTACGGATGCGCCCGTGTTCGTGATACCCGCATAGGCGAGGATGGCATACTCTGACGCCGAGCCCAACTCAGCGGTGACCGCATTGGGGCTATTGCCGCCGTTCGAGGTGTCCGAGATTGTCGGAGCCGTGGGCATGAAGTCGTTCAAGCCCTGAAGGTAGCCGAAACTCGGGGATGCGCCATGAAGCTGATCGAATGGATCGAGGCTCTTGAGGCCGAATGCGATGGCAATGAGGGTATCGCCAGCCTGCGGGCTCACGTAGACGTTATCGCCTTGGTTGCTGGACTGGAGTTTCTCGACCTTGGAGGCGTACTGCGAAGGATTGCCGTACCCAACGGATATCTGAGCCTGCCCTGCGGCAACTACAGCGGTGCTGTAGCGGTTGTTGAGGGTAAGGGTGGTCGCGGAGGACTGCACGCACACGAATTCGCCGTTGTTATTGAGGGCGGCGAAGCCAGTGATGTTGAAAGCCTTGCCTGCGTAAGCGCCGTTCGGCTGCGATGCCGTGGCTGCCCCGCCAGTGATGGTTCCTGTGTAGACTGTGGTGCCAGTGGTCGCCCCGGGATAGGGGAGAACTGATGCGGCAACCTGAGTCAGTGTAAAAATTGGACCGATTGTTGGTACGCCCATGGTGAGTGTTCCTTGGAGGAAATATCCTCTACATCCAATGGGTTTGGTAGCGAATAAAATCTGTTAACTAGCAAACTCTCTATTTAGGAGTCAATAATAGGAGGATTGCGGTATTACCTGATATGACCCCAAAAACACCGAAAAAGTGGAAACTCGAAGACCTCCCACTAGCTGTTCGACAGGCAAAGTCGTGGACGGGAGCGTGCCTTGCTTTGGGGTTAAAGGCCAATAACGGGGCAAATTTGAAGAAATGGGTCGTACAATTGGGGCTTAGTACAGATCATTTCACAGGTGAGTGGCGAAGTCGTCGTAAATTAAGTGATGCGGAGGTTTTTTGCCAAGACTCTAAGCACGTATGGGCGGCTAAGAATCGGTTTTACAAACAGACACCAGACACTTGTATGCTCTGCGGACAGGGGACAATTTGGAATGGTAGACCCTTACGGTTTCAAATTGACCATAAAAACGGCGATGGCGGTGATTGTCGCCGAGAAAACCTACAGAAAATTTGCCCCAACTGTCACACTCAAACCGACACGTATTGTGGACGAAATCGGGTTGCCACGGATGGGACTTACAGCAAAATTAACGGTCAAACAATTTGGTGTAACGGGTGTTGCCAGTGGCTTGTTCCCGACATGTTTGGAAATAAGGCTAGTATGCCAAACGGCAAGCAATCTCGATGTGCGTCCTGCATGGAGCCGAAAACAGAGGGGGCATCGAGTGGGGCGTAAAAGACTCTTCAACGACAAAACAAAATGGTGTCGGAAGTGTGAAAAGTGGCTCGTCTTGTCGGCTTTTGGCCTCAACAAACGCACCGCCAGTGGCCGCTCCTACTACTGCCGCACCTGCCACAACACCTATTGTGGGACGTTTTGGACGAAAGTTCACACCTATGACGCCTTCCTCGAACGCGAATACCACATGCACCCGGGTCAGTACCTCGACCTTTGGCGGGCTCAGGATAAAAAGTGCCCGATCTGTGACTTGGCGTTGGTATTGTATAACAGGAAGACTTTGGTGGATTTCCGCGATGGGCGGGTCCATGGGCTGTTGTGTGCCGACTGCATGGAGGGACTGAAGAAGCTGAAAATCTCCCCCGAGTTGCTTGCGAAAGCCATTCAGTATCTCAAACCGATTAGTATGGGAGTCACGCCGTGAGCGACGTAGCACTCGTAATCATCTGTACAGGCACCGCCTACTGGAAATTTACCCAAGCGGCGGTCGATTCGGTGCGTGCGTTCTTTCCCGCCGACATCCTTCTGTTCACGGACAATCCTCAGCAGTTTCCCGTCGCCAAGCAGGTGATGCACCCGCATCCCGGATGGCCGAACGCCACACTGATGCGATTCCATACCATATTGAGCCAGCGGGAATGGCTGTCCCAGTACAAGTACGTTTTCTACATGGACGTGTGCATGAACATGATGAGCCCGATAGCTGCGGCGGAAGTCCTCTCTGACGGCATCACGGCTTGCGTACACGCCTCGTTCGAATTGAGCAAGGGGCGTTACTGCACTCCCGAGGAGAACCCGAAGTCCACCGCCTACCTCAGTAAGAGGGACATCCGTAAGATGTACATTGGCGGTTTCTGGGGCGGACCAACTGAGAAAATCTTGAGCATGGCGGAAACGATCAGCAAGAGGATCGATATCGACACCGCCAACAACTTTATCGCCACATGGCATGATGAGTCGCACATCAATCGCTATTTCTACGAATTCCCGCCGACGAAGGAATTGGACTTGCCGTACAACAACTGGACTAAAACTCCTGACATCAAAATCTGGCGTGTCCCCAAGGGTACGCCCAACCGCCCGGCCGTGAACGGGGTGCAGCCATTTGAACAGAGGAATTTGCCATGAAGGTGCTGGTAGCGATCTTGGCTTGCCATAGGTACGTCGGTATGCCGGGTAAAGGCTGGGATTGGACGAATAGGATGAAGCACAATTCCATCCCCGTAGACGTACAGATCGCGGCGTGCCGTGAGACTTGGGTCAAGGATTTTGCAGCTTACCCCAATGTCGATGTGAGGTTCTTCTATGGGCGCGGAGCGAATCGACAGCCGCTACCCGATGAAGTGTTTTTGGACGTTCCAGATGACTACAAAAGCCTGCCGTACAAGACAAGAGGCGTGTGCCAATGGTCAGGGGAGCGCCAATACGATTTCATCTTCAAGACTGATGATGACACCTTTGTTTGGGTGGATCGCCTGATGAAGAGCGGGTTTGAGGCTTACGACTATGTGGGTTCCGCCAGCGTTCATACACCTCAAAACCTTTACGTGACTGGACTAGGGTACTGGTTGAGCGCAAGGGCCGCTAGGTTGGTCGCAGCCGCGCAACCAAACAATACATTAGAGGATCACTGGGTGGGGTCGGTGATGCGTAAAGCTAGGATCATTCCAAAGCATGATACGCGGTATCATCCCATAGCTGGCAAATTCGTAGGCGTAGCCGCGATGCCGAGGAATTCCGAGTTTATCGCCGTTCATCCGTGCGATCCTACTATGATGCGTACCTACGCTCAGGAGTTGAAAATCCATGGTGACAGTTAATTTAATGGGAGGGTTGGGGAATCAGCTTTTCCAATACGCCTACAGTAGAGCACTCGCAGCGCAGGGTCGCGAGGTCTATCTCACGAACATACAGGTTGTCAATGTTACGGACCACCGCATCTATTCTCTAGACGGTTTCAATACTATCGTCAAGCTCCACAACCCCCCGCCTATTGGGGCAGCGCCACTCTACGAGAGCGGACTACCCTTTGACGAGAGAATGCTTAACATCCCCGAACCTACCATCGTCTACGGCTATTTTCAAACAGAAAAGTATTTCCTAAACATCGAAGACTCAATTCGTAAAGAATTGACCCTGAAATCCTCGCTGAGTGAAAAGGCTCAAGCAATTGCCAAGGAGATTCAAAGCTGTGAAAGCATCTCCCTCCATGTACGCCGAGGCGACTATCTGCAATTGCTCGCATTTCATGGAATGGTGGAACCAACGTATTACACGGCAGCCATTGGTACAATCTCACAAAAGGTTTCCAACCCCAAGGTCTTCATCTTTTCCGATGACCCGAAATGGTGTGAGGATAACCTGACTGGGACGGTCATTGAAACGGGAAGCAAGTTTGAAGACCTCCACTTGATGTCCCTCTGTCGTCACAACGTGATCGTGAACAGTTCTTTCAGTTGGTGGGGTGCGTGGCTGAATCCGAACCCAGATAAAATCGTCGTGGCACCTAAACGATGGTTTTCTGCAAAGGATTTAGACAGTCGAGACATCATACCTGACGGGTGGATTAAAATATGAAGGCTCTAATTACAGGAATAACGGGGCAGGATGGTTCATACTTGGCGGAACTTCTGCTGGAGAAGGGCTACGAAGTCCACGGTGTCATTCGTCGATCAAGCAGTTTCAACACTGGACGAATTGACCACATTTTTGATCGTCTCCACCTCCACTACTGCGATTTGACTGACGGTAGTGCCCTGAGTCGGTTGGTGGGGGAAATTCAACCCGATGAGGTGTACAACTTGGGAGCACAGAGCCATGTGCGCGTTAGCTTCGACATCCCCGAGTACACTGCCGATGTAGATGCTTTGGGGACGCTACGGCTTCTCGAAGCAATCAAGGCACAGTGCCCTACGGCCAAATTTTATCAAGCATCGTCCAGTGAATTGTTCGGAAAGGTGCTGGAAGTGCCGCAGACTGAAAAGACCCCATTCTATCCTCGGAGTCCTTACGGTATTGCCAAGCAGTTTGCATTTTGGACGACCGTGAACTATCGTGAAATGGGCATGTTTGCCTGCAACGGCATCCTGTTCAACCATGAGTCTCCTCGGCGTGGCGAAACCTTCGTATCGCGCAAGATTACCAAAGCAGCGACGAGGATCAAGGTGGGACTCCAAAAGGAACTCTTGCTGGGAAACCTTGACGCTAAACGTGACTGGGGATATGCTAAAGATTACGTGGAAGCCATGTGGCTCATGCTACAGCAACCCACCCCCGAGGATTTCGTTATTGCCACGGGAGAAACACACACGGTGCGGGAGTTTCTGGATGAGACATTTGAATATCTGGGACTGGACTGGAACAAGTACGTGGGGATCGATCCGAAATACTATCGCCCCACAGAAGTAGATATCCTACTCGGGGATGCATCCAAGGCAAAAAGGATGCTGGGTTGGGAACCCCAGTGGAAGTTTCGAAATTTAGTCCGCATGATGGTTGACGCGGACATGGCGGACGCTCGCAGAGAATGTGGGCCTAATGGTGGAAATCCTTACGAATGGGACTGGCAATGACAACGACTCAAATGCTTAACCTCTTAATTCATGATGCTGAAGAAGCTCTAAGCGTGGTTGATTATAAACCACTCGATGGCGCTCGTGTTTTTATTTCGGGGGCTACGGGGTTAATCGGTATGCACCTCCTGACGATTCTCTATGTCCTCAAACGGGAGGGGTACAAGATTGAGGGTTTCGGACAGTACCACAGCGAACCCGCGCCGTACACCAAAGAGCTTGCGACCCTTGCTGGGTTCGATCTTTATCACGATTCAATGAAGGTGCCTCAAACAGATGTTATCATCCACTCAGCGGGGTACGGTCAACCCATGATTTTCATGGCTAACCCCGCAGCGACCATTCTTGTAAACACAGCCGTTACAGAACGGCTGTTGGAATCCCTCAACTCGGGGGGTCGTTTCCTTTTTGTGAGTTCCAATGAAGTTTACCACGGTCTACACAAGGAGTTCGCTACGGAAGAAGACATTGGAACCACCACCCCCTACCATCCACGAGCGGGCTACATTGAGGGAAAGCGGAGCGGCGAAGCAATTACTCACTCCTACCGTAAGAACGGTGTTAACGCGGCGTCTGCCCGCCTCAACCTGACCTATGGCCTCGGCGCTCGTAAGGGTGACAAACGAGCCCTAAGCGGATTTATCGATCAAGCAGTAACAGCCAATCACATCGAGATGAAATTTTCAGGTAAAGAGATGCGGACATGCTGCTACGCTAAAGACGTTGCGACGATGTTGTGGAGGGTTATCCTTCACGGCACAAAACCCGTTTACAACGTTGGCGAGCGTTCCACAACCAGTATCGCCGAATTAGCAACCATCGTTGCTCGGCTTACAGGGTCAACGATTCAAATTCCAGAGGAGGATAAGGAACTGCCCGGTTCTCACGCCCTGCCTCGGATGGACATCTCTCTAATGGAGGCTGACTTAGGAAAGACCGAGTACACCACTCTGGAAGAGGGTCTGAAGAGAACAATCGCGTGGCATAGGGGGCTACATGAATCACTTTAAGGTAGAAGACGAGAAGTTTGGCGGGCGTGTGAAGTTGATATCCTCAACCTGTTTTGAGGATAGTCGCGGCTTTTTTAACATCACTTACCTCGATGACGAGATGAAAGAAATGGGTCTCCCGCCGTTTGTCCGCGATCTCCACTCCCGCTCCATGAAGGACGTAGTTCGAGGGCTGCACTTTCAGTCTACACCACCCATGGCAAAGCTGATGCGTGTTCCACGCGGTAGAGTTTTTATGGTGACGGTTGATGTTAACCCACAATCCCCCACGTTCCTACAATACTACAGCCTCATTATGGAGGAGGGGGACAAACTTCAGCTTTGGGGTGAGGCGGACATTGCTCGGGGTTTCTGTGCTTTAGAGGATTACTCCGAGGTGCAGTACAAGTGCTCGGGGCATTTCAATAAAGCATTCGATGACGCAATCCTGTGGGATGATCCTGTTATCGGCATCGACTGGCCTGTAAAAGATCACCCCATCTTGTCGGATAGGGATCGACACGCCGTAACCGCGAAGGAGTTTTTCCACCTATGAGGCCCATAACTCTAGGAAATCTGGACATCAGTACGAAGGGCAAGCAGTACGTCAACGATGCCCTAAATAACAATCGCCTATCAAAGGGTGAGTACACTCTTGCCTTTGAGAAGGGGTTTGCTGATTTGCACGGGTCAAAGCACGGCATTTTTATGAATAGCGGCACCAGTGCCCTACAGGTTGCGCTCGCGGCCCTCAAAGAAGTCCACGGCTATCAGGATGGGGACGAAGTGATCGTTCCCGCGATCACGTTCATCGCTACCAGCAATATCGTCATCCAAAATAACATGAAGCCCGTCTTTGTGGACGTTGACCCCCTTACCTTTAATCTAAACCCCGCGAGGGTCGAAGAGGCCGTTACCCCCCGCACACGCTGTATCATTCCAGTTCATCTGTTTGGGCTGCCCGCTGATATGACCGCTATCATGGAAATTGCGAGTAGGTGCGGGCTTCAGGTAATCGAGGATTCCTGCGAGACAATGTTTGCGAACCTAAACGGTCAGTCTGTTGGGTCTTTCGGTGACTTTGGTTGTTTTTCCACCTATGTCGCACACCTGATTGTCGGCGGTGTGGGTGGTATCGTAACGACCAGCAACACGGAGCTTGACGGACTTTGCCGTAGCTTGATGGCACACGGACGTGACAGTATCTACACAAACATTGATGACGATGACAACCCCGAATCAATTGAACTCTCAAAGCAAATCATCGAGAGACGCTATCGTTTTGAACGTGTGGGCTACTCCTATCGCGCTACGGAACTGGAGGCTGCCATAGCCCTGAGCGAGTTGGAACGTTGGGAAGAAAACATCCTAACCCGCCGTACTAATGCATCCGAACTGACGAGTCTGTTGAGCGATATCCCCGAGCTACAGCTACCCGTCGTGCCTGAGGGGTATCAGCATTCGTTTATGATGTATCCCATGGTGCTCGATGTCTCCGGTAGGGATAAACTCCTGATGTACTTGGAAGAGCGGGGCATTGAGACACGCTATCTCTTTCCCCTCCTTAGCCAACCGATCTATCAGAAATTGTTCCCGGGTGAAGCGGCCAATCACCCAGTCGCAGAGCATCTGGCTAAGAATGGTTTCTTCATCGGTATGCATCAGGGCTTGACCTCAAGCGACATACACTACGTTTCAGAGGTTTTGCACGAGTACCTAAAATGACGCCAGAAACTTTCGAACAGAATTTTCAGAAACTTTGTAGTGAGTCTCAAGCTGACGGGCGGTTCACTCCCTCCCGCGATATTTGGTCTCCTCGGTTAGACGAGGACACGCAACAACTGACTTGGGACCAACACTACATCTATCACACGGGGTGGGCATCCCGCGTGCTCGCTGCTACCCGACCAGCTAAACACATCGATATTGCATCCTTGAATTTTTGGGCTGTGGCGGTGTCGGCCTTCATTCCCATGGAGTTCTATGAGTTTCGCCCTATGCCCTGTAAGGGATTGTCCAGTTTTGTTTGCGGTGAGGCCAACCTTACGTCGCTTCCGTTTGCCGACAATTCAATAGATTCCCTTTCAAGCCTTCACACCCTTGAGCACATCGGATTGGGCAGGTATGGAGACGCGGTGGATGCTTCGGGGGACAGAAAAGCGGCGGCGGAATTAGTCCGCGTCTTAGCGCCGGGGGGTCAATTACTCATGGCTGTTCCTTGCGGAAAACCACGTCTCATTTACAACATGGGGAGAGTTTATTCGTACCAGATGGTGGTGGACATGTTTTATCCCCTCAAAGTGGCCGAGTTTGCCCTATGGACTGATGATCCGCAGGAATTTATTCTCAACGCCGATCCCGCCCTCGTAGCAAAATGTGAAGGCGGGTGTGGTTGTTGGAGGTTTGTAAAATGAAAGTTCTAATCGCCATCATCTCCTTTCAGGGAGATGCTGAAAACGGAAATCACGACAAGATTCGACAGACTTGGGGTAAAGACGTTGCCCCCGCTGGCGCAGACCTACGCTTCTTTATAGGTCGCCGCGACAAATTCTATCAACCGAAACCCGACGAAACGCTGATCCCTTGGCAAGAAGACGGTACGCGGACCTGCCAGCATCCGTATTGGCACGCGGAGCCGGGGTGTACCTGTGTAGAATACTGGCAAGTCCTGTATCGGGGGATTCTGGACTGGTCTATTCGCAACGGGTACGACCACACCTTCCTCGCCGAAAATGACACTTTCCTCGTCCCGCGTAAGTTGATGAAACTCGGTTTTGAGAACTATGATTTTTCTGGCTGGATGATGTACGTTCACGCAGACAAGCCCGATTATTACTACGCGGAACCCGGTGGGTATTTCCTTTCACGACGGGCGGCTGAGGCCGTATTGAAAACAACCCCCGACCATTTGCACTTTGAAAACCTTGTTTGTGATGTGTTGAGACCTATGGCTGAGCGGGGGGAGATGGCGATCAAATCCCTTGACCATTTTTGGAATGAGACTTCTTGGCATTACCGAGCGCAGGGGATTATAGACCCAGTGATTAGGGATGGCTACCCCGTGGGTTCTCCTTGGATGTTCGACATGTATAAGAAACACGGAGCAGATCAATGAAAGTTTTAGTTGCTGTTTATTCACATACGGGGGATTCCGTCAACGGGAACCACCAAAAGATTCGTGAGACTTGGGGTGGGCACCTAGCGCCTTGGGACCTTCGCTTTATGATAGGGCATCGAGACGCACCCGGTTGGAAGGCCGTATCGGATGAAGTGCTGCTACCTGAGCGAGCCAATCGTGCTTGCGGTGCTGACTGGCTGCTTTGGAACCTGTACTACCAAGAATTGACTATTGAGATGCTTCGTTGGTCCTTAGAACAGGGCTATGATTTCACGTTTCTCTGCTGCAATGACACATTCGTTGTTCCGAGCAAGCTTAAGACAACGGATTTTGTAAAGTACGATTATTCGGGGGTCTTTTATCCCCCCCCCTCGACCGTGCACCGCTGGGAGAGACTTTCGATGAACCCTTCTATAAGCGCCCAGCTTATGCAGCGGCGGATGCGGGCACTGGGTGGTTCATGAGTCGTAAGGCATCGGAGTTGGTTGTCAACAGCAACCAAGACGACTATTTTGGCACTAGCGACCAGTACGTGGGGCAGGTTTTGGGGCCGTATATCAAATCGGGGGAAATCACCGCCAAGAATCTAGATAATTTTCATCATGCAGCCGCTTGGCATTACCGAGAAGAGGGAATTGCCGACCCCGTTACTGGGTATTCGAGCACCTCCAATTGGATGCGCGGTATGTACGAGGAACACGGGGGATAAAATGTCCGAAGGTAAAACGTACAAACCCGTGATTTATGCCAACTACGAATTGAACGTTCCCGAGCTAAATTGGAAAACGTCTATCTCGGTGGACTGTTTCAATCTTGCCGATACCACCCCGTACAAAGTTTTTTGGCAGCTTGAGCCGGAAGACATTATCCCGACAGAGGAGAGGCTCATTAAGAACCACAAGTTCTATGATTTGATTTTGACCGACAACAGTCGCGTGCTCAGCAAATGCCCCAACGCCGTCCTCTTCTCTAACAATGGGGTTTGGACTAAAGAAAGCGACACGTCGCAAAAAAAGTTTCAAGTCTCTTTTTTAACCAGCGCGAAAACCATGTGTGCTGGACATAGATTTCGCATTGCAACTTTCAAAGAGCTACAACAATGGTTGGGGGATGGAGGTGAGTTACCCCTTCCCGTCAAAATGCACATGTCGCCGCCTTACCTACAGGACAAGCGCGACATGCTGGTGCCTTTTCAGTATGCGATTTCGATTCAAAACTCCCAACAACCCAATTACTTCTCGGAAATTCTTTTGGACTGTTTTGCCACGAAAACAATTCCGATTTTTTGGGGTTGTGCAAACATTGGGCAGTTTTTCAACTTGGATGGCGTACTGTCCTTTAGCGACGTTTCCCCCAGTGATACCACGGCAACGAGGCTCAAAGGGATTTTGGGTTCCCTGACACCCGATTTCTATCACTCATCAAAGGTACAGGCGGCAGTAGAAGAAAACTATCGGAAGGCTCTTGCATATAAAGATCGCATTGGGCTCTTGGTGGGGGCTATTACCACCAATAGAAAATTAAGATGCGAATGGGCATCAGAACTTTACAAGGCCGTAGGTACGGGCATTCCCGACTGGTGGGGTTCGACAGGCCAAGATTGTCACGAGCCCGCTACCATGCAGTGGGAAGCGGATCAACCACCCGCGTTGGTTGGGCGGGGTTTTTGTTTCGACCATTTCGTGATTATTCGATCAGCAGTCACTAAGGGTGATTGGAAATGAAAATCAGCTTAGTTATGCCGACCCACAATCGTGCAAAATATGTCCCGATGGCGATTCGGTGTTTCTATCAGCAGGGTTATCCCGATCTAGAGCTTATCATCGTGGATGATGGGACCGAGCCCTTGACCATTCCCAACGATGATCGAATACGGTATATTCATTTGACCGCCCGTACAACAACGGGGGCTAAGAGAAATCTGGGTGCGGAAAATGCCACGAGTGAAATCATCGCTAATTGGGATGACGATGACTGGAGCCATCCTCACAGGATAGAGGACGAAGTTCGGCGTCTTCATAATTCGAGGAAGTCCGTTACGGGGTACAACCAGACTGTGATTTATGAGGTGACTCATAAAAAGTTCATGTTGAACTTGGGGGGACCCCCATACCTTGCTTCGGGCACCAGCCAAATGTACTGGAAACAGTGGTGGAAGCAGCACCAGTACCCGAACGTGTCCTTTGGGGAGGATAGTGTTTTTGCTAGAGAAGCCCGTCTCGCGGATCAACTAGCGATTGCTCCCGTGGGAAAAATGATGGTCGCCCTGCGGCACGGGCGTAATACGGACAATTACCCCTTCCCGCATAATGGTTCGGGGCACTACCGGGCGTTGCAACCCCATGAAGTGCCACACCTTTTTCTTGAGGCGATTGGTCAATTATCGCCAACACCGCAGTATATGCAGATTCCCCACGTCTGTAATGAGGATTGCAGATCGAACGCCGAAGTCCAATTTGGGGCACCAACCGTAGAGTATAAAACCACCCACATCCCGGAGATTCACACCAGATGAAAATCTTAGTCGCCATCCTTTCTTGCCATAGGGATCGCTCGATCCATCAAGCCCAACGAGACACGTGGTTGAAGGACCTAAAGGACGTGGATTATCGCTTTTTCCTCGGGAGACCTGCGGGGCAACCAGAAAGTGATGAAGTGTTTCTCGATGTCGATGACGGATATCTCGGCCTTTCCCATAAAACCAGAGCGATGTGCGCGTGGGCGCACGGGTGTGATTACGATTTTATACACAAGACCGATACGGATACCTTAGTCAATCCGTGGACTTTCTTGCACAGCGGCTTCGAACAACATGACTACATGGGGGGTGAGAATGCCGACAGAGTGCCCACTTGGGGAAATAGGACCGTGCAGTTTGCCAGCGGCGGGGCTGGGTATTGGTTGAGTAAAAAAGCCATGGCAATCGTCGCAAGCACCGAGGTAATGACGAATGCCGAGGATGTGTTTGTGGCGATTGCGCTGCTGAATAAAGGAATTCTACCCGTTTGGCACAGGGGCTACAGATGGCGTCCGGGTGAAACGGTGGACAAAGACATGGTTTCTTTGCATTTCTCCAGTGCGTTGCAGAGAAAGTACGATCCCAAAATGATGTATGAATACTATCAGAAAATTGGAGCAACCAATGGCAGCTAAAGTTTCCATCATCATTCCGTGCTACAACCTCGCACAGTACCTCCCGCAGGCCATCCAGTCGGCGCTCGCTCAGGATTACGATAACGTTGAGGTGATCGTGGTGGACGATGGTTCGACGGATAATTCACTCGCCGTCGCCTTAGGCTACAAAGAGATGGTGGATGGTCAGCACGCCGCATCGCCGACCATGAAAGTCATATCGCAGGAGAACATGGGACTCTCCTACGCGAGGAACACGGGGATCAATGTCTCGACAGCGGAGCCGCACGAGTTCATTCTCCCGCTCGATGCCGATGATTGGATAGACCCTAGCTATCTGAAAAAGACGGTGCCCCTGATGCAGGGTACACGTGTGGCTGTCGTGGGCACCCTCGTCGCCTGTTTCGGGATAAAGGACTACATCTGGCGTACATACTCACCGACCCTTGAGCAACTCAAAACCGACAATTCAATCCCCGTTTGTTCGTTGATTCGACGTAGCGTGCTTCAAGAAGTCGGCGGGTACAACCCCGCTCTAAGCGGATACGACAAGGAACACATCGGATACGAGGACTGGAACCTGTGGCTAGACATTGCGGAGCGTGGCTGGCGGTTTGTTATCGTCCCCGAGCCACTATTTCACTACCGTGAGAGACCCGACTCGATGCATAGAAAGACATCGACCCCTAACAGACAGAAATTGATTGCGAGAATTAAGTCGCTTCACCCCGATCTTTGGCCGGTCGAAGCGGCAGCGGCGATACTACCGCCAGAGCAGCCCGCAGCCCCGAGACCCACACCCCCACCACCGACCATGGAGCAAAAGATGGCATCGCCCGCCCGTAAAGCACAAACGGCACAGGTGTACAGGGCAGCGTCGGGGGCTCTTTTGGGACACGTGAAGCCGAGTCAAGGGGCTTTGTACCGCAATAATAGGGGCACAGATAGCCGAAGGAAGATCAAATGAACCGAGTGCTCGTAGAATCGTTGAGGCAGAAACAAGACCCATTACAACGTCCTCCGTGGAGTCAGTCATGGAGACGCGACCCGATTACCTCCGAGGAGATTCAGCAAGCACTTCAAGACCCCGCACTAGACGAACAGGGCCGACCATGGACGAAACATTGCGGTTCTTGGACGAGGGATGAAACATCCAGCCGCAAGAGTCATGTCTACAGGATCGCCTATTTCGTGAAGCACCGCGAGGCCGCTGCACCAATTACCCTGAAAGCCAGCGGTTCGATGTTCGATGGCTATCATCGGTTGGCGGCTGCTATATACTGTGGGGATGAGTATATTGCCGTAGGAGAAGGCTTAGCTGCGGGAGTATAAAGGGCTGCGACTTTCTGCCCGCCAGCCGCAGCCCGTGCAAGGTGCCGAAACTGTCATGACAGTCCCAGCGAGCGGCCATGCCCGCAAACCCAGCAAGAGCCGGGTTACATAGATGACGGGTATACTTAGGTTTGAGTAGGTGATTAAATTTTGGAATGGCGAACGCTCGCCCCTGCCCTT